ATGCTTCTTCAACTAGGTAAACATGTTAAGTTTTCTGTGGCCCTCGATCCCGATGCGTTGCAGCAATCCATCGAGATTTGTCAGTTTCTCTTCTCCCACGAACGCGAAGCCCGTCTCGTTACTCTCCCCCAAAACGAAGACCCCTCATCCCTCGGACCCGAGATGCAGCGGCACCTCGATCAGGCGATTGACTACGATCCGTTCCGAACAGGGATTGAGTTGATGCAACGGCAGGTGATCTAATGGCGAAACCGAAGAAAAAGAAGGCAGCGAAGAAGGACCGCCGAAAGAACGTCCTGCCGTTTCCCGAGGATGGGATGGTCCATATCGGCTGTGCGGACTGCATGGCCTACATCGAATCCCATCCGCTTCTTTTTCCTCTCGACGGAGATGTCCGCGACGAGTCCTATTTGTGCTCCTTCTGCTCCGGCGACGAAATACCGGACCTGACGCCCGGACCGTGCGAGCGGTGTTCGTTGTCCGAGGGGGCGACGACGATCAAGATGTACGGATCGGGCGCGGAGAAGCCGAAGGTCATGCTGATTGGGGAGGCTCCGGGTCAGGTAGAGGACCGCGAAGGGGAGCCGTTCGTCGGCCCGGCGGGGAAGAAGTTGCGGGAATATCTGGCGGATTCAGAGATACCGCTGGAGTGGGTCCGCTTCTCGAACGTGGTCCGCTGCTGCCCGCTGGGTGTGCGGAGTAACCCGAAGCCGTCGCCGAGCGAGATCAGCGCGTGTCGGCCTTACGTGTTGCGGGAGATCGTTAAGCACGATCCCGAAGTGATCGTTGCGGTTGGCGGGGTTTCGTTGAACGGGCTGACCGGATCGAAGCAGAAGATTACAACGGTTCACGGTCGGAAGATGGACCTGACGTTCGAGCTCGACGGGATCACCCATTCCTACACGGTCATTCCAACGATTCATCCCTCGGCGGTTCTCCGGGGGAATGTGCAGTACGAGCAGATGATCCTCGAAGACTTGGCGATGGTTCGACGCCGCGTGTCGGGGGAGAAGACCGATCTGGGGATCAACCACGGAGACACGCTCGGTAAGGTCGAGGCGGCAGTGGACACGTATCTGGAGCGGTACGCCAAGGGCGAGATCGACTTCGTTGCGGTGGACATCGAGGCAACGAGTAAGGGCGAGGATGGAGGTCTGGAAATCTTTCACCCAACGTGGAAGATGCTGTGCGTGACAGTTTGCGGGGGTAAGGCGGGCGGGGGAGTCGAGGCGCATACCGACTCGGTTCCGCTCTATATTCCGTATCAGCATAAGTTATCTCCGTTCGCCAACGATGCTCTATCCCGACAAGCTATCGACCACCACCTCACCCGTTTATTCCGGACGGTGCCTGTCGCCGGTCAGAATTTCCAGTACGATCAGACGGCGTTCGTTGCCCGGACGAAGGTGTGGATACCGATGTGGAGGGGGCGCGGTCTAGCTCCCGGTTTGTTCCACGATACGATGCTGGCCGGTTGGTCCCTGACGAACGACACCGAGCCTCACGATTTGGATTACATGGCGACGCGATGGGCGGGTATGCTGCATCCGAAGGAGCGGATGCACGAGGCGCAAGCGGAGCTGCCGAAGGGGGCTGATCCTTACGAGGATGTAGAGTATGAAATCTTCGTCGAGTATGCCTGCTTCGATGCGATCTCTACGGCACGTCTGGTTCCGATTCAGCGGGAGCTGCTGGAGGAGGAGAATCTGCTCGAACCTTTCGAGATGCTGACGATGAACAGCCACACCTTTGCGCTGTGGATGCGCGTTTCCGGGGTGTATGTCGATCTTGAACGAAACAAGGAAGTCGCGGACGCGGCGGTAGAGGAGTTGACCGAGATTCGGGATTGGTTTCGGGATGAGGGTTACGACGCAGCGGTGGAGGAGCAGTACAACTACAAGCTCGGATTGGGGTCGTGGGTCAGTTTGAATTTCCTGATCCACGGCGTTCTCGGTCTTCCTTATATGGGAAATCATTTTACCGACAAGACCGCCGACCCGAAAAATTCGTTGACCCGGAGAAATTTCCGCCAGCCCGACGGTCGGGTGTTGCAGGGTAGCACCGAGAAGGATGTGCTTTCCCGGATGGAGGTTTGGATTCGGGACCGGGGGAAAAAGTCCGACGATCCCGAGGTGAAGGAGTTCTGCGAGCGTTGCGCCGAGATGCTGGAGAAGTTGTTGCTGTGGAAGAAGGTCGGCAAGAATTATTCGAGCTACCTAAAGCCACTTCCCGACCTGACCGGATACGACGGATGCGCTCACGCGAATTGGGGTGTGCGGACGACAGGTACAGGGCGGTGGTCGGCGAACGACCCCCCGATCCAGACGATCCCGTTTCGCGGCGGTGCGAAGAGTGTTTACAAGACCCGCTTCAAGGGCGGACTGCTCGTCGTTGTCGATTACGGCCAGATGGAGTTGCGTGACGGCTGCCGGTTGTCCGGCGACGCGAACATGATGGAAATCTTCCTGATCGGTCTGGACATTCACCGCACGTCGGCGGCCCGGATTCTGAAGAAGGCTCTGGAGGCGGTAACGGGCGATGAGCGGCGCGGTGCGAAGGCAGCCAATTTCGGGACGATGTACGGGGCGGGTCCACCGGGGATCGCGGACATGTACGGGATTACTCTTGAAGAGGCCAAGCTTTTCCAAGAGGGTATCTTCCGGGAGTTTCCGGGGCTGAGGGAGTTGTGGGACAAGCAGTCCGCGATTCTGAAAGAGCACGGTGCGGTGTGGACCAGCCTCGGGTCGCGTCGGCTGCTTCCGGACATTTATAGTAAGAACCAATACAAACGGTCGTCGGCTGAGCGTCAGGCAATGAATACCCCAATTCAGGGGGGATCGAGCGATTGGGCGACACTGGCGTTGCAGATGCTCTTCGATGCGGTTCGGGGAGAGGATATGTGGACAGTGATTTGGGGCTTCATTCACGATTCGTTCGAGGCGGACTGCCCCGGCTCCGAGGTGGTTGACTACATCGAGCTGGCGTCCCGCTGCATGGTTGACGATTTGGTCGAGCGGTTCAAGGAGCACTTGACGGTTCCGCTGGAGATCGACTTCGAGGTTGGAACCTCGTGGGGCGAGATGGTTGATGCGGAGCTGCTGTCCGACGGTCGCCGTGGCTTGCGCCTGAAGTGCGAGCACGACGTGTCGTCAAATATGAAGAAGGTGCTCGATGTGATGCGGGGCTGGCCCTGCGATGTCGAGTTTACATATCTGCATACCGAGGAGAAGTTGATCGTCGAGTGCGAGATTCCCGAGTTCGAGGAGAATGTAGAGTTCATCGACGAGTACCGCTTCACTCCTCGGCTGCACCCGAAAACAGCGGAGGCCGCATGAATTACGGGGATTTGTTGAAATCTAAACTAATGGAGGAAGAGGCGATTCCCGCCCTGCTCGAAGAGGACCGGGAAATTGTCTTACAGCTTATCGACGACATCTATATCGGAGACAACCTCGATGAGGCGTTCCGAAAGCAGGGAGAGATGGAAGCGATGATGGGATACCTCCTCGGGAAGTATCTGTGGATGTCGCGCAAAGCTCGTCGGGCGGCGGACTTGGCCTATCATCAGATCGTCTTTACGAATGCCGGTAGCCGTCACGACAAGAATCCTCAATGGCGGGTGGATACAGCGGCACGGAACGATCCCGAGTTTGCCGGGTTGGATGAGCGGGCGGATCGGTTCCACGTGGCGCACGAGTTTATCAGTCAGCTGTCGTGGGCGATCCGTTCCCGATTGCGTTCAGCGGAGCAGTTGTCGAACAACGCCCGCGCCGAAATGAAGGGGATGTCACAAAGCGTATAGCTACTCTCAGCCGAGTAGAAGTCATAAACAGTCATACACAGGAGAAGCAACAATGGGCGTGAAATTCAACAGGCCGAACATGGACCGGGTAAACAAGCGAGCGGAGACCGCCCGCGAGGGGGGGTTCCTCAACAGCCGACCCCGCTACAAGGGGTTCGATAACGGGAAGGTGACGTTCTGGCTTCTTCCCCCCGGCGGCGAGGGAGGCGATCCGATTGTCGAGATGGCGCAGCACTGGCAGATTCCGGGTTACAAGTATCCGCTGGTCTGTCCGGCTTCGTTTACGCATCGGAGAGCCGAGTGTCCGATCTGCTCGGCGATCACCGAGCTGTCCACGTCTTACCCCGAGCTGGCCGATAGCCTGAAGCGTTCGCGGGCGCAGAACAAAGGGTATGCGAACCTGCTGGAGCGCAACCCGGCGGCGGATGCCGGTAAGGACGTTACGAAGCTGATCGAGCTGATCGACATCCGCGAGCTGCCTTTCAGCGTTACCAACAAAATTTGGATGATGCTCCAAGAGGACTGGACCATCATCGACCCGAACAACGCCGCCGTCTTTCAGGTCGAGAAGTCGAAGGGGAGCAACCGCGTCGAGTATTCGGTGATGCTGGTTCCGGACCCGAAGAAGCGGGGAGAGAACGCGATCTTCCGCGAGCCGATCCACGAGGACGAAGCGATCCTCGAAAAGATCGTTAGGGGTGCCCGCGATCTGGCGTCGGCGATCTACTTCCCGACCGAGGAGGAAATGGAGGACATCAAGAAGGGTGCCGAAGCCTTGTATAAGCATTTTCAGGGCGAGGCGGCCAAGGGTGCTCCGGGTTCCCGTGTCGGCATCAACGAGGTCGGTGAGGGTGACGACGAGGAGGAAGAAGAGCCGGACGACATTCCGGATTTCGGTGGTAAGGGGGAGGACGACGAGGAGGAAACCGAAGACACCGAAGAAGAGGACGAAGAGGAGAAACCCGCCGCGAAGAAGTCCAAAACCAAAAAGGTTCCCAAGAAGCAGGCGGCCCCGAAGAAACCCAAAGGGAAGGGCTTGACCTACCCGCCGGGCGTCGATCCGGTGGAGTTCGCCTGCTACGGAGGTGCGGTGCCTCACAGTGGAACCAAGGTCAGGGGGTATTCCGAGGTCATCGACAAATGCCTGACCTGCGATCATCAGGAAGGGTGCATGGCGGCGACCGGCGAATAGGCAGCTTCCGGGGAGGGTATATCCCTCCCCGGATCAACGGATGAAACGATGATTGCGATCTTCGACGGACATTACTTAACGTATAGAATGATGCACGTAAAGGCGTTGGCGGAATTGTCTTCTAACGGTTACAAGACGGGTGTGCTACTCGGATCGCTGCGGTCGCTGCATGGGTTCCTGATGAGTTTTCCGGCTATTCGGGAGGTTTATGTGGTGTTCGACCGGGGGCATTCGGCTCGCCGTTTGGCCTTGTTTCCCGGCTACAAGAATAAGCCGCCGCTAACCGAGGAGGAGCAGGCCGAGTACGAGGCGGCCAGCTTCCAGCGGTCCGTGCTGCGCTGCTCGATTCTCCGGCGACTCGGAATCCGCCCGGTGTACCTCGATGGCCGCGAAGGGGATGATGTGATCCGCCTGCTGCGCGACATCGTGCGGGGCAAGGTGATCGTGGTCAGCGACGACAAGGACTTGCTTCAGTTAGTCGATGATCGGACATCGGTATGGCGTCCGATGAAGCCGGAGTTGGTAACCGAGAAGGATTTCTCGACGCGGACCGGAGTTCCGGGGCCGAAGTATCTGATTTGGTACAAGGCGATTCTCGGAGACCCGTCCGATATGATTGACGGTGTGAAGGGTGCCGGTGCGAAGACGGCTGCCCGAGCGGTCAACGAGATTCGGGCGGACCACCCCGAGGGGTTTCTGACTCGTTGCGCGAAGTCTGAGGACCGGCGGATTCGGCTGATTGCTGAGCAGGGAGACATCTTCCGCCGCAACGTGAAGCTGATCGACATCGCCCTCGAACGGTTTACTCCCGACGAGGTGTATCAGGCGCGAGTTCAGGCGGGAAAGTCGGTCGGGGTCGATCTCTCTCTGCTACCGATTCTGCGGAGATTCGAGTTGGATGAGATTTCCGATTCGTTCGCTTCATGGATCGGTCCGTTCAGGATTTTGCGAGGGAATTGGCGATGAACGACGGACGGGGTAGGCTTGGGTTGACGGGGAGGACCGGATGCGCTGTTCGGGTCGGGAGGCACTACCTGAAGTTTTTGAGCGCGGAGAACCGGAGGGTCGTTGTCGATTATGCCGGGATGCGCCTGACGCTTTTTCAAGGATCGGTCATCGAGCTCGGTCCTGTACGGATTACGTTCTACCGGATAAGCGGTGCGCGGGTTAAGTATTCGATTGATGCTCCCCCGTCCGTTCCGATTGTTCGGGTAGAAGGAGACACACACGATGAAGAAACTATTACTGTGGGCTGACCCCCACATTTATCCCCATAACGCTTTTTCGTCTCCGACAACGGATGGGCTGACGACGCATCTTCACGAGATCATGGCAATCTTCCGTTGGGTCCACGAGGTGATTCGCGAGGAGCAGCCCGATCTAGTTATCGGGTTGGGGGACTACTACCACACCCACGATCACGTGGACCCGCAATCGCAGCACGTCGCGGAGATGATCTTCCGCGAGCACGTTGCGCTGGTTGCGGGCGGAGCTGCCGGTGACTTCAGTCTGCTGCTCGGCAATCACGAGGTCTACAACGAGAACGCGGGGATTCATACCCTGTCGTTTATGCGGGATCGGGTGATTCCGACGCAGACGATACGGGATCGGATTCTCTACATGCCCCACACGAACGACATCGAGGGGGCGGTGATGGCGGCGAACGCCCGAGCGGACGAGTACGATCTCGTGATGATGCACCTCCCGCTCAACGGTGCGCTGCGGCATCTGGGGATTCCCGAGGTCAACGGCATCGACCCACACTCGTTTCCCGACGGTAAGCACATCTTCGCCGGTCACTACCACCGGCCTTGTCAGGTGGTGGCGACGCCGGAGTGCTATGCGCGGGTAGTCGGTTCGATCACCACGCGCACCTTCACCGATTCGGAGAACGCCGGTATCGAGCGCGGGATCGACATCGTGGAGTGGGAGGAGCGCGGTCCGGTAAAGGTGCGCCGGATTCCCGGTCCCCACCACTCGAAGTACGAGACGGTCCATGTGCGGACCGAGGAGGAGCGTTACGCCCTCGACATGATTGAGGACAAGAAGCGGACCTTCGTGAAGGTTTATTATTATAACAACTATCCCATCGAAACGCTGGAGGGAACGCTTGCCAAGTTCAAGCGGGCGATTCTCGCCCCCGGCGTCTCGCAGGACAAACGGAAGAAGGGGGACGAGGAGGGGGATCAGTACGGATTCGATGTGAACATCGAGGAAGAAGCGATTCAGTACCTCACGGACGCGAAGTGGCGTGACGAGGAAACGGTCGAGATCGTCAAGGGGATTATCAAGGCCGGTGAGGACACGACCGGCGATGTTCAGCACTCGAATATCCGCTTCGACTCGGTGCGGATGGAGGGCTTCATGTCGTTCAAGGATGGAGCCTACTTCCATTTGCGGGACCGAGGGTTGGTCCTGATCGAGGGCGTGAACCAAGACGATCCCGGTGCGATGTCGAACGGGTCGGGGAAAAGCACATTGATCGAGGCGTTGTTCTGGTGCCTCTATGACCGGACGCTGCGTGGGTTGTCTAAGGCAGATGTCGGGTGGCGGAACGGGAGGTCGAAGAGGGCGTCGGGCTGCATGGTCGAAGTCGAGTTTCATATCGACGACGATCACTACCTAGTGCGCCGGAGCCGGAAGCACAAGACTTACAAGACCGGCTTGACTATCGAGAAGAACGGCGACGATTCGATCACTCCCCGGTTGGCTGCCGATGCGCAGATCGAGCTGCTGCGGATTCTCGGGGTTACACACGATGCCCTACAGCATCTTTCGATTATGACCCAAGGTCTGTCGCATCGGTTCATCGACCTGAATGATGGAGACCGGAAGAAGCTGATCGAGAGCATCCTCGGGCTAGACGCGCTGGACCGAATGTCCGATCTGGCGCGGGACCGAAAGCGGAAGACGGCGGTCGAGATGGGGTCTGCTTCCGCCGAGGTCGAGGTGCGCGATGAGGAGGTGGATCGCGTAACGAAGAAGTGGAAGGCCGCCGAAGAGGAGATCGGCGATTTGGATTCCAAGCGGCGGGAGGTCGAAGCTCTTGCCGAACGGAAGAAGACCATCGAACACAATCGGTCCGAGTTCGAGGGCCGGGTGGAGGAAGCCCGTAAGGAGCTTGAAGCCAAACGCGGGGAGGTGAATCGTCTCCGCGAGGAACACGCCGAGGTCCATCGCAAGGAGGTCGAGCGGCTGCGGGGTCTGGCGAGCGATCTCCGAAAGAGGGAAGAGGAGTACAGGCTCGAATACGGTCCGCTGTCCAAGCGGGAGGAAGAGCTCAAAGCGGAGATCGAGACGCATAAGCAGGTGCAGCGGGAGTTGGATGTTACAGAGAACGATCTACAAGAGCGGGCTGGCGATCTGCGACTGAGGATTCATGGGCTGCGCGAGGAGGTTGTTCGGATCGAGACAGCGAACAAGGCTCTGGCCGAGCGGCAGGAGAAGGCCCGGAAGATGATCGAGGGTGGGAAGTGCCCGACGTGCTTTCAGCCCCTCAACGAGGCCCACGATCTGCATCGGGAAGCCGGGTTGACCGAGGATGCGGAGAAGCCGCAGACCACGGAGCAGCTCGACGCCGAAGTTGAGCGGATCAAGCGGGACGTGGAGTCCACCGAGCAGGAGATCGCGAGGAACAACGCGGCGTGGAAGGAGGAGGAGCAGGCGATCCAGACCATCAAGGACCGGATCAAGGTCGAGGTGGTGGAACCCCGCGAAAACCTCGATGAGAAGGTCAAAGCGGCTCAAAAACTGATCTCGCAAGCCGATAAGTCCGTCAGGGATGCCGAAAACACCGCCGAGGAGGGGTCAGATCGGCTCGCTGAGGCGATGGAGGAGGTTTCCGGGGCCGAGGCTGCCTTGGATCAGTTGGGGCGGCTGGTGAAGGACTGTGCGTCTCGGATTGCGGAGATTGGCGAGGAGGAGCAGTCGATTCGGGAGTCCATCCGGTCGGCTGAGAGTCGGATGGAGCATCTGAAGGAGGAGGTTCGAGAGGCCCATAAGCGGCGTTGCAAGGCCGGGGACCGGAAGCGGGTCGCCGAGGTGGAGGAGAAGCGGTCGCAGATCGTGGCCGGTTTGTTCTCTCCGACGGGTATCCGGGCGCGTCTCCTTTCCGGAGCGGTGGAGTTCCTGAATGTCCGGCTGGCCGAATACTCGGATGTGCTGATCGGGAAGGATGCGGTGGTGATCCACTCGCAGACCGAGCTGAAGGACAAGACGACGACCGACAAGATCACCGTCGAGCTGACTTCGGGGAAGTCGTATCTGGCCTGTTCGTCCGGGGAGCGACGCCGGGCCGATCTGGTTGTCCAGTTGGCTCTCAATGCGCTGGCGCGGGTATCGACCGGGTTGACAACGAACATTCTGGTCTGCGACGAGATCGACGACAAGCTCGACCGGACCGGGATGGAAGCATTGGCCGATGTGTTGCGGATGAAGGCCGACGAAGGGTTGTCGGTTTTTTTGGTAACGCAGCACTCGTTCCTGCGTGGTCTTGTGCCTGATCGTGTTTCGGTGGTGAAGTCGAACGGCGTTTCCGCCCTTGCGGCTTGACTGGCGTATGTGTTTGGTATTATGATTAGGGACTGGAGACCCGGAGAATGGAATGGATTCCACGAGACGGACATATCGTTTTGAGTTGAGACCGATTTCGCTCAACAACGCTTACCCGGATAAACGAGATCGGGAAGGGAAGGTTGTTGGTCGGCGGAAGTCGAAAGCGGCATCTGGTTTCTCGAAGGCGGTCGAGCAGGCGATGTGGGTCGAAGATTCGCTCCGCAAGCTCGACCGCCCCCATTTCCCCTTCTACTGTGTGACCTACATCTTCTGGCTTCCCCAACACGCGATGTTCTACAAAAACGGCAGGCTCCGGAAGGAGGACTTGTCGAATTTCATTAAGTTGACCGAGGACTCGATCCTCGGATATATTCAATCTGACGACTCCGAGGTTCTGGAGTTTCATCCCTACAAGAGAGTACGACCACGCGGGTCGGGAGACGGGTTTCTGATTCATGTCGTGATCGAAGAGGCCAGCATGGAAGCAGGCATTCTTGACACGACCGGAGATCGTATCCCGCTGGACTCATTCATGGAAGAATGTGAGGCAGCATGTCCGACACGACGAACGTAAGGAAACGGTTTGATCGGGACAAGATTTTTTCAGCGTTCAAGGACTATCGCGCTGTAGGAAATCGCGGGAAGCCGGTGGCCCTTTCCCGTCTAGTGATGGAGGTTATGCCCTTTGTTCGGTATCTTGTCAACCACGACTACAGGTACTACGACCCGGCGGACCGGGAGGACTTGTTCTCGGCAGGGATCACGGAGTTTGTTTTGCTGGTGCGGAGGGGTAGTTCCAAGGCGAGGGCCACTAACCCCTCAGCGTTTGTTTCCTATATTGAGCAGTTTATCGTCGGGGCGATGGAGCGCGAGAGATCAAAAATTACAAGGATCGAGGTCCACGAAGAGCTTTCGGAGGGGATTCACTGTGCGGTGCGCGGGGGTCAGGAACAGGTTGACCGGGAGCTGGACCGGCAATACCGGACGCGGGACATCCGGGCGAGGGCGGCGGATCGGGTTGCGCTTCAAGGTCAAGGACGTGAGGCGTGCCTCTATGTTCTCGACTCGATTGTCGGCGGGGAGTGGAGTCCCCTACACGGGTTGCAGACGATTTACGGACTATCGCCTCGGGGGGCTGCCCGCATCGCGGCGTACTGCCGGATTTTGTGGCGTATTGCTGAGCGCGAAAATCTACGATCTGAGGGGGTGGGCGGGAGACCGATTTCTATGGTGACGAAAGATGGAGTACGGATCGACGGGGCGAACCTGCTGATGCTACTGAACGACAAGATCGGTGTTCTTCCCCTTCTCCATGAGTGTATCGGGACTGAGCGGTTCGCGGATTTTCTCTTCCGTTTCGGGGGGATGTCCTTGACCAGCCGCGAGGGGGCGGTGTTCCCGATCCCTCGCTTCGAGGAGTTGCAACAGGCTTACCGCGATATTCTTATATTCGCTGCATTAACTAAGGAGGACAATCCTGAAGTGCGAAAGGCTCTGTCCGAGCAATACGGCTTGACCCCTCAGCGGTTAGGGATGATCTACCGGGATGTGGCGGCGGTGTTGGGTGGAGTTATCGACTTAGACGGGTTGGAGTTCGACTTAGATGGGTTGGAGTTCGATGCGCGGTCGGCCTGAAGAACCGAAGCCGCCGACTTATCACGAGCGGACGGAGCAGGTAGACCGCCTGCTGGCCCCGCTTGTCGAGGTGTTGCACGCGGAAAACCCCGATCCGGGTTTGGCATTGACCGTGATCCGCGAATCGGTGTCGCACTTCGAGGAGAAGGCGCGAACATTCCTGATGGCCTACGGATCGGTGAGTCAGGAGCGAATCGTTCGTGTCTTCCGTGCGCTGATGAGTGTGGAGGCGGAGCTGTTCGACGAGGAACGGATCAGGAACAGCACGACCGAAGAGCTGATTATGTTAGCCAAGGAGTACAACGGGAATATCCAGAACAGCGTCGCCAATCTTCAGAAGATGCTCGACGGTGCGTCGCGGAACCCTGATGCTCTTGGCGACCCACGAGAGTTGGCTGCGGGTATTAGCGGGCGGACCATGCAGGATCAGTTGGTCAAAATGCAAGAGCTCGGGGCGCAGGGGCGAGAGCGGGTTCGCAGACTGTTCGAGATGGCGGATGTCGTTGATGTTACACCCGCCCCGAAACCTGTTTCCCCTCAGTCTTCCACGCCACCGAAGAAGAAGAAGAAGAAGAAACAGAAGGCGGCGAAGCGGAAGAAGGCGGTCAATAAACGCAAACGTCTTCCCCAGAAGAAAAGGGAGAGTAAATAATGTTCGCTCCTGCGCAATTCAGTCCGGACACTGCTCTTGGAATCCGCTCGATATGGGATGAGCTGGAGCGGGGGAACCTTGCTGTGTTGGACGTGTACTCCCGCCCCGAGCGTGAGTTGATCCTCAATATCATACAAGAGTTGAAGGAGAAGGCGCATTCTCCCTTACTGGCGAGCACGTGGGAGGAGGACTACGAAACGAAGCCGGTTGACATCGACACTTTTATCGAGAGCGACGATTATATGGGGATGCGTGACGACATCTGGCCGATCTGGCGAGATGAGCTGCGCTACGTGTGCGACCCGGCGAACGACATCCGCGAGTGGATCATCGAGGGTGCGATTGGAACCGGGAAGACCACGGCGGCGGTGGTGGCGCAGCTCTACAAAATCTATTCTCTGACGATGATCCGCAATCCTCAGCACATGTTCGGTCTTACTCCGGACACCCAGATCGCAATTATACTTTTCAATATCACGATTCGCCTGTCCGATTCGGTGGCGTTTCATCGGATACGCGAGACGATGCAGCGGTCTCGGTACTTCAAGCGGATTATGACACGACATCCGAACGCGAGGTACGGAAAGCTTCCGAAGAATCTGGTTTTCACCGTCGGGAGTACGGCGACACATGCGCTGGGTCAGGCGGTGTACGGGGGGCTGTTGGACGAGGCCAATTTCTCGAAGATGGGAGCCGCCGGTCCGGTGATTCAGGAGACCTACAAGGAGGTGCGCGGCAGGATCGTTTCGCGCTTTCACGGGAAGGGCGGACCCCGAGGTTTACTATGCCTGTTGTCGCAGAAGAGGGATGAATCGGCGTGGTTGACCACTCACCGCCGGGAGCACGAGGGCGAGGCGAATGTCCATGTCAGTGATTATTCGCTGTGGGATGTGCGGGAGGACTTGAAGAAGGAGCGGCGGTTTTATGTGGTGGTCGGTTCGCAGACGCGGCGATCTTCGATGCACAAACGGAAGCCGCAGTCGGTTCCGGAAGACTGTCAGTTGATTTGCCCGCCCGTGTCGTTGTGGCCGCTGTTCGAGTCTGATTTGGAGGGTTCGATCCGCGACATCGGTGGGGTATCGACCTACGGGTATAATTCGTACATCTATCGGCGGGATCGGATTCAAGGGTGCGTTTCAGAAGTTCGGCAGAATCCGTTTACTCACCCGACGGTGTTGCTCGGGACGGACGACGACAAGAATAATTTGATTCTCGACTTCAAGCGGAACGAGGTATTCGTTCTGCGGGACAAGGTGAGGGATCGGTGGGCGGTTCGTGACCACCCGATGTCGTTGAGGTTTATTCACGTGGACCTTGCGCTGAACAACGATGCGGCGGGAATCGCGTGTTGCTGCCTAAGCGATGTAAGTACGGTGACACGGTACGACCAGTACGGCCATAAGTACGATACCCGAGATTATCGGGTTCACGTCGATTTCGTGGCGCGGGTTGTAAACACGCAGTATGCCGAGATCGACTACGACCGGATCATCGAGTTCATTCACTACCTTCGCGACTCGGGGTTGCCGATTCAACTTGTGACCTACGATGGTTTTCAATCGGCGCATTCGTTGCAGAAGTTGGCGAAGGAGGGTTTTAATACGTCCCTGCAAAGCGTGGACCGGACGATGGACCCCTACGAGACGCTGAAGCAGGCGATCCTCGAATTGCGTATCGAGTATCCGAAGCACGATGTGCTGCTCGATGAGTTATCGAGTCTGGAGCGGTTCTTTACCGGAAACCTGAAGAAGGTGAAGGTGGATCATCCGCCGACGAAATCGAAGGATGTTTCCGATGCGTTGTGTGGCTGTGTATTCAGCGCACTCAATTCTCCCGAGGCCGCCGCTGCGTTGAAACCGTCGGCGGTTCCTACGGTGCAGGTTTCCGGTCCCGACCCCGGCCTGATCGAGGAGCGTCCCGATCCGGTTGTGGGGCAGTTGCAGGAGGTATTCAGTGGTCAAAATTGATGGAGGTGTCGATTGGAACAAGGGGCTGGTTCGCCGCATCGCGGCTCGCTCCGGGGTTGACCGCGACGTTGTACGGGTGGTGTTCAAGGCTACCTTCGAGGAGATCAGCCGTTCGCTTGTTCTTGGCCGGGCGGTTGGGATACGGTGTTTCGGAAAATTTACCCCTGTCCGGCGGCGCGGTCGGCGGATGAGAAGCAATCTGGATGGGAATGTCGTTGAGATGCCGGATCGTTTTGTTGTCCGGTATAAACCAAGCGATTATTTACTGCGTAAGATAAACCATCAGTTCATCGGGAGGTCGGTCCAATGAGAGTTGTTGTTGCTGGTTGGCAAGGGTACTTGGGGTCTGCGTTGACGCGGATGCTCCTCGAAGCGGGTCACACTGTCGTCGGGATGGATGCGGGTCACTACATGTCGGTGCCGAGCGGTGCGGCGTGGCACGGGTCGAAGAATTTCTTCCCCCTCCCGATGGATGTTCGTCTGGTCGAACAGTGGTATCGAAATTTGCAGCATTGCGATGCGGTTTACCACCTCGTTGATATTAACGGGGCGAGCGCGGCGCGGCGGGTTGCGGAAACGGGATCGGGACGCGCTATGCTTTTCGACGTGAACGCGACGACGGTTTCGCAGATGCTCCGGGCCGTTTTTGACCACGAGGTGCCTCGGGTGTTCGTGGTGGGGGATATGATGGGTAAGTTCGACGACGGGGTGTACGGCGCGGTTTGCACCGCCCGGCGGGAGGCTTACGAGTACGGTATTTCGGGTCGGCAGATTACGGATGCGGTGTTTCGTTACGTCGAATTGCCCGAGCTCTTCGGCCCCTATAGGAGCTGTCGCTTCCGGATGGATCGCGGGATCAATATGATGGTTGGTCAGGCGGTGAAGGAGCGGATGATTACGCTCGCCGATCCGCATCGCATCGGCGTTCATCTTTTCGTCGAGGATGCGGCGAGGTATCTGAAGAGTCTCCTGTCGGAGAAGGATGTGGGATCGAAGGTCGTGCGTCCCTTCGGCTCGGATACGGTGAGGAGTGACCGTGCCGTTGCGGAGATGATCGTCGAGCTGCTTCCGGGAGTAGAGATTCACCAACCGACTACTCCCGAGGATGGGGAGAGTTTTGAGATCGGCGTTCCCGATCCGGGGATTTCCTGTACGAATTTGACCGACGGCATCCGTGAGACGATCAAAGCGGCCAAGGAAATCCCTTCGGAGATCGAGTGGACCGACCCCTTCTTCCACAACGACAAACAGATCGGCATCTTTACGAAGCGGGAACGGGTCGATGAGTAAGGGGAAGAAATCACGGCGCGATAAGAAGCCGAAGACGGGTCTTCTTCAGCGGCGTCGAGAAGCGATCCGGAAGCGGGAGATCGCTGAAGAGGCGCAGGTGGTTTACCACGCCTTCTACGACCTGATCGCTGCGATCATGGCCTATTCAGAAGGGAAGACCGATGTGGATCGTTTCAAATTGGAAATACCGAAGCTGGCACATCCGCTGGAGTCGCTACCTTACGGGTTTTCGCTCGCTCGGGAAGAGCTTCGCCGGGCGTCGCCGTTCAACCTTGAAGCTATCGAGAACGCGGCTGCTCAGGCTTACGACTCTCTTATGCCCGCAGCCACCGATAACGGAGAAACCGATGCCGAAGGAACAGGTTAGTCTCGAACGAATCGGGAAAGGAGCCGGTACGCGCACCGGGAATTGGGTGCTGTCGGTTCGCCGCACGAAGATCGAAATGACCCCGGAGGAGTTGGCTGAGATGATCCGCCAGCTCCCCGAGCACGCCCTCGCACAGGCCGGTTACTATCCCCCGAATCAGGTCGGGTCCGATGGCTAAGGCCGATGATGGGTGGAAGATAGCCTGCGGCGATGTTCGGAAGGAGCTGTCGAAGCTGCCGCCGCATCATTTTCACTGCATGGTAACGAGTCCGCCGTACTTCCAGTTGCGTGACTACGATCTTCCTCGGCAGGTGTGGGGTGGGGATGCGAAGTGTAAGCATCAATGGGGTCCACAGATCACGCGGAAGGTGGCTACGGGTTCTTCGATGCGGCTCGGTCGTTTCTGTAAGCAGTGTGAAGCGTGGGAGGGTTCTCTTGGACTGGAGCCTACTCCTGATTTGTTCGTGGAGCACTTCGTCGAGGTGATGCGGTCCGTTCGGCGGGTGCTGCGGAAGGACGGGGTTTGCTACATCGTTATCGGAGATTCGTATTGGGATCAGGGATCGAGGGGCGGTATCAAGCCGGGCGACCTGATCGGAATCCCGTGGCGATTGGGGATGGCGTTGCAAGCCGATGGGTGGTATCTACGGTGCGACATTATTTACTCCAAAAAGAATCCTACCCCGGAATCTGTGTCGGGATGGTCGAACGAGCTCGTTCTGGATAAGAACCGCAAGAAGGTTCCATGCGAAAAGTGCGAGGATGGTTCCTGCGGGGAGTGTTGGGATGGTTGGGAAGTTCGCACCCGGCGGGCGTCGTGGCGTCCTACGAAGTCGCACGAATATGTTTTGATGCTCACCCCGAGCCGAACGTACTTTTGCGATCAGGAAGCGGTGCGGGAGGAGATGGAGAGGTCGAAGTTCAAAGGGGGTCGTCGCGTCGAGGATAAGGCTAACCGCCCGGTCGATCCGGACGACACGACTGGACGTAATCCCCGGAGTGTATGGACCCATGCGACGTACCCGTTCAAGGAAGCGCATTTTGCGGTTTACTCGGAAGGCTTGATTGTCAATCCGATTCTGTCGGCGACATCGGATGTGGGGTGCTGCCCGACGTGCGGCGCGGCGTGGGTGCGGGTGATGGAGAAAACGTACCCGAAGGCGCGGGACGACCGAGGGCGGAAGTCGAGTCTTGCGGAGCAGCGGATGGGGAAATCCCCGCCGCCCGAACGCGGGTGGGAGGTGACCCGGAAGACGATTGGTTGGGTTCCCTCCTGCGATTGCTCCGATCACGATCCGATTCCGTGTCGTGTGCTCGATCCGTTTGTTGGGACAGGGACGACGATCATCGCGTCGAGAACCTACGGTCGAGAGTGTGTCGGGGTCGAGCTGAGCAGGGAATACTGCGACATGGCCCGGAAGCGTATCCGGAAGGAGCTGAGAGGGCGTCGCATTCACCGGAGTCGTGAGGTGATCGAATGAGGTGGGAGATCGACCGGATTGAGATCGACCAGTGGGCGATGGAGGATGATCGGATAACGATCTTTTTGTCCTACCCTCAGTGTCGGATGATCCGCGTCACGTTTATGGAGGGGGAGAGTGTACCCCCGACTCCACTCCACCTGTTTGTCTTCATGGTCGGTGTTGTGGTGAATACTGTTTCGTCTCGGTTGGATTTTCTACGGCGTAAGTATCTGCTCGGTCGGAAGATGCACGAGGAAGACCTTGATCTGCTTCGGGCGTTTGCTGGTCCTGATCTCGATAAGGCGTTACGACGATGAAGCGAAAAAAGATTCTTCGGATGAAGCCGTGCAAGGCGATCAAGAAGAGCAATCTTGGTTGGCTTATCGAGTATGACGGTGTTCGGTTTTGGGTTCCGGAGAACGCTATTGTTGGTTTCTATCCGACCGAGAACATTGTCGTCAAGAAGCCCAAGGATTTGAACGTCAACGAGCGGTCGCAGAAGAAGTTAATGGGCCAGCTGCGTTGGTTGAACCAGAACCCCGGTCAGAAGGGGATCATCGAGATTGACTATAAGTATGCGGAGAGCTGTTCGGAGAACCTGACGGAGTTGGCTGGGGTCGAGGTGGATGCGGTGAAGACTTGACATCGTACTACGGTGTTTGCTATAGTACCTGCGTGACGATTGGAACCTTGCGCCTAGAAGGGAAAACGCATGTCTGAGTTAGGCGATATTTTTGAGCCGGCGGGCCGGATGTCGCGGATCATGGATTCGTACCATTTCCGCCCCGGACAGCTTCGTGCTGCCAATTCGATTCTGGAGAGTTTTCGAGGGGGGCGGTCGGTGACGTGCATCGAGGCTCCGACGGGAACGGGGAAGAGTTTGGCGTACCTGATCCCGGCAGTCCTGTCAGGGAAGAAGGTGATCGTCTCCACTCACTCCAAGGCTCTTCAGCATCAGCTCTGGGAAAAGGACATTCCGCTGGTCCGAGAGATCATCGGGCGTGACATCAAAGCCTGCATCCTGAAGGGCAAGGGCAATTATTTATGCCGTAAACGATTTCTTGATTTCCAGAAGTCTCCGACGTGGGAGCGGCGAGAAGAGTTGGGGTACTGGAAGCCGTTCAAGACGTGGGCCGAGAACACCGAGACCGGGGACCGCGAGGAGTTGCGGGGCATTCCCGACACAGCGGAATTTCTGAGCTGGGTGATGAGTAGTTCGGATACCTGCCTTGGGCAATCCTGTCCGTTCGCCGACAGCTTTACCAAGATGATTAGGGAACAGGCTCGGGCAGCAAACATTATCGTCGTAAACCATGCTCTCTTCTTCGCCGATCTTCACGTTCGTTTGGAAGACCCCGAGAAGGGGTTTTTGCCTGACTACGATGCTGTGGTTTTTGACGAAGCTCACCACCTCGAAGACGTGGCGTGTGGGTTTCTCGGAACCGATCTGTTCCCCTACAAGGTCAAGGGTATCGTGCGGGACGCCGAGCATTATCTCGCGAGCGCACCGGCTCACATGTGGGCGCGGTCTAGCCGGGAGATGCAGGCGTTGTCAGGTCGGATGTTCGCTGCCTTCGGTAAGTGGCTGGGTAACCGCCGCAGCGCGAAGATCGGAAACGAGGATATGGAGCATCTGCGAGGGGTGTGCAACGATTTCCTCGGGGCGGTGAGCGGCTTGAAACGGGCTATCGCTCGGGCGTTTCCGGACGGGACCGGGGAGTCGGCGGTGTTCAAGCTGATCGAGCGGGTCAGCGTTCTCGCCTCGGCGGTAGACGCTATTGCGGCTGACATCGACGAGAACGTAGTGCGGTGGGTTGAGAAGGATGCGAAGGGGATGGTGAAGTTGCATCTGACTCCTTTGAACATTAACGAATTTCTCGAAGACAACTTGTGGTCTGATGACAAGGCGTTTGTGCTGACATCGGCGACGCTGACCGTGGACCGCTCGTTTACGTACACGACGGCGCGGCTCGGGCTTCCGAATTGGTCGCAGTCGATGATTCTGGATGAGGTGTTCGATTACGAGAGTCAAGCCCTGCTGGTGATTCCTCAGTTGGATGCGGAGCCGAACGCCGAGGGGTATCGGGAGAAGGCGTTGGAGGTGGCGTGCCGGGCGATCAAGCACACCGGGGGTAAGGCTCTCTTCCTGTGTACGTCCTACGCGAATATGCGCTGGTTCGGTGACCAGCTTCGAGAGGAGCTGGGTTACACGGTTCTGATTCAGGGCGAGACAACCCGGACCGAGCTGCTGCGCCAGTTCCGAGAGGAAACATCTTCGGTACTGGTGGCGACGGCTTCGTTCTGGGAGGGGATCGACGTTCCCGGCGAATCGCTGTCGTGTGTGCTGATCGACCGGATTCCTTTTTCCCCGCCGAACGAGCCGATTCACGAGGCCCGTTCGGAGCGGATCGACCGGATTGCCGGTAAGGGTAAATCGTTTATGCAGTATCAAGTTCCACGTGCTGCGATCTCTCTTCGTCAGGGTGTGGGTCGGCTGATCCGATCTACCGAGGATCGCGGCGTTGTCATTCTCCTCGATGAGCGGGTTCGCACGAAGCGGTACGGCCATATTTTTGTCGGGTCGCTGCCGCCAATGTTCAACGGGTCGCTGCGGGATATGGGAATGTTTGTCGGAGGCGTATAGATGCCACAAGTAAAGAAAAAGAAGAAGCCATCCCGGCCTCGGAACAAGAAGACGGGGAAGCTCCTGAAGACGAAGATCGTTTCGTTCAAGGTGGAGGACGGCCTGCGCGATCAGTTCGAGGAGCAGATTCTCCGGACCCGCATCAAGACGAAATCTAACCTCGATGCGAGCAAGATTCTGCGGTTGTTGATGAAGGAAGCGACGACCGGGGGTCTGGCGAGCGCGAAGCCGGAATCGGCGGACCTGAAGGTCTTCTTGTTGCAGGGGAGAGCGAAAAAGTGATCTCTCGGTTAGAAGGCCGTTATCAGTGGGTTGAGCCGAACGCCGTTGAGGTGACTCCGGCGGGTGCGGAGTGGATCACGTTCTGCTTGGAGGTTCCCGAGCGGTACTTGTCTGTCCGGTATAATCACCATCTTTCCTTCCGGGTGCATCCGATATTCAGCGAGGGATCGGGGTACAAGTTGTACGGTTTTCTCGAAGAGCTCGATCACCGATTATTCCAGCTCTTGCTCCGGGTAAGCGGGGTCGGCCCCCAGACAGCGATGAAGATTGTCGGGAAGAACGAGTCGGCGCAACAGGTGATTGATTTCATCGCGGCGGGAGCGGGGTCGAAGATCGCCGGTACAGGGAAGAAGACCCGAGACCGGATTATCACCGATCTACGCGATGCCGCGAAGAGGATGGCGAGTGCGGAAGCGATTCCGAGCTTGGATCAGGAGATCGCGAGGGACTCCATTGAGGGTCTGGCGAAGTTGGGTTGGAAGAAGGGCGATGCGAAGTCTGCTGTCGAGCAGGCGATTGAGGATGGTCAGACCGATCCCGCGCAGATCATCAGAACATGTCTGTCAAACCGAGCGAGGGAGTTCAGTGATGGATAGTTTCATATTATACCTTTTCGGTCCGTTGGGCGTCGGCCTGTTGGCGGGTATCCCCATCGGTTACGTAATCGGCAAGGGGTGGGTTGCCGCCTTCGCTGACTGGCTCGATGAGAAGGGTGAGCAATGGGGGTGGTGAACGATCCGAGGCGGGCGCAGTTGAAGCGTCTCGTCCGTCAGCACGTCAAGCGGGTTCCTGCCCTGTCTCCGGGGGAGCTGGTGAGGCGGTGCAATCACTCGTATGCGAATAACGGCATCGCGGCTGCGCTGATACTACGGATGGCGATCCGAGGACAGATTCCAAATGTGGTGGTCGATACGGACTGTGATCCGGTCGCCCTCTTCTACGATCCAGATGGAGGTTGTGGCGTTGTCCCGAAAGAAACGGAAGCATCTGAAGCGACGGCTCGAAAAGCGGAAGGAACGCCGCGAAGACGAGCGGAAGCAAAACGGAAAAGGAAGAAAACATGAGCCACCTCAGCGACCCGAACGGGGGGAGAGTACAGTACGGTAAGTACCTCCTGTATATTTTGCGGCATAAGTATTATGTCTTCATCGAGTGCCTGATTATGGGTCGGGTGTGGCGGGGGGTTACTCACGATTTGAGTAAGTTCTTCCCTGACGAGTTTTTTCCGTATGCGCGGTACTGGTGGGGCCGGTCGGAGTCTCCGGATATTGCGGGTGATTTTGTCCATGCCTTTTCGCTTCATCTTCGCCGGAACAAACACCACGATTTTTCGTGGGGTGTTCCGGAGGGGATGGGTCGGGTGAAGGTTCCGGAGAAGTATTTGGACGAGATGATCGCTGACTGGATCGGGTGGGGGTTGGCGAACGGTAAGCGGTATTCGAGTCCGGAGGACTTCAGGATTCCAACCAACCTACACCCCGAAAGTCGTTTTTATCTTGTGCGGCGTATTAAATGGAGATTAGACATTGAGCGAAGCGACGGAAAAGGTTCGATTCGGGATCGACTTCGACGGCACCTTTGCCGCCTGTCCGGGGCTGTTTCACCGAATCCTTGACGCGATTCTGGAGCGCGGACATTCGGCGGTGCTGGTCACAGGCCGGGAGGACCGGGACGATACTCCGTATCCCGCAGCCGAGGTGCGGTCGCTGGTTGGGAGCCGGATTCCGACTGTTTTCGCCGGGGCGATGTATAAAGAGAAGGCGGCGATTGCGGCGGGGTATCCCGTGGACATCTGGATCGACGACAAACCCGGATTCATCTCTCCCGATGCGGTCGATCTCGGTTTCGATCTGCTCCGTCAGTTCTATGCACTTCTCGGCGAACGGGGGATGCTCAGTGGAGATGCCGGGAAGACCGATCTCGGTCCCCTGTTCGCAGAGCTCTTCGAGCGTGGTTTCATCCGTCCGCAGGTTGCGGGGTTTCCCCCGCAGGATTCGGCCTATGTCGGCATCCGCCCGGACGAGGTTCAGCGGTGGATGGCTGAGTCATATCACCGGGAGTACCATAGCCCCGACGTGCGTTGGGGCGAGTGCGAGGATCATCCGTGCGTCGAGGTGCGCAAAGCGTTAATCAACAGACGAGGAGCGAGACATGATTAAAGTGCAGAGTTCCAATATCGACTCGGTGGGCTGGGAGCCTACGGAGTCGGCAGCGAACAATCCGCTGGGCGATCTGATGGTGGTGTTCAACAACGGCGGTCGATACGTTTACCACGGGGTTGTGGAATCGGTAGCGATGCGGCTGGCTCTCTCCCCGTCCAGCGGGAAGTTCCTCAACGAAAACGTCAAGGACAAGTACGAGCATCAGAAGCTCGTCGAAGGTAGTTGACGATGGCGCGTAAGGCGACCCATCCGGTCCCGAAGAATCCGTTGCGGGTGCGTGAGGAGCATCCCCGCATCTTGGAGTGGCGGCAGTTCTCCGCGAAGATGGAGGAGTACATTCGGGCCTCGACTATCGACAAGTATAAAACCGGCACCGTCGAGATCGACGTGGCCCGCTTCGTTCCGGTCAGTTTCTTCCTCGGGAACATCCTGAAGTATGTGGTCAGGATGCTCAATGGGAAAGGGAAGGGCGGGGAAATCCTGAAGATGGCGCACTACTGCCAGCTCCATTGGAGTGAGAGTCTGCGGCGTGGGGAGGAGAACGAGGCGACGATCAAGGAGGACGAACGCCTTGAATAATTACTATGTGAAAAAACAGGGATCGTTCTGCATTGCTTGCGAGAAGTGCGGGAAGATTATTGTGGACGGCTACGACAGTGAGGTCGAGGCCGCCGAAGCGGTTCGAGGGTTTGCGGGTCGGAAGTGTATCAACCCCTCGTGCCCGACGAACAAGGAAGAGTCCGGAAAACCGGCCCCGCAGATTTTATTGGACTAGGAGTAAAGGATGGCCGAGCAAAAACCGCCACAGGGAAAACGGACGTATCCGAATCCCAGCGCACCCCCGACTCATACCCCGAAGGTGGGGGACGTTGTACTGTTCCTCGGGATGCCGATGAAGATTCATCGGGTATCCGCGAAAGACATTGTTCTTCGCCGGGTGGCACATCGGAAGCCTCTCAGGTCGCAGTCCGATGCTTAGCGCGGGCGGTCTTGCCGGTCTATCCCGTCTGGCTGTGTTTTTCGGTATTCTGGTCGGCCTCGTCGTTCTCGGTGAGGTTGGTCGGATCATCTACGAAAAATAGAGAGGGTGAAGCGTGGGCCACGACATCAAAATCAGCCGAGTTGGATCGCTGGCGCGGATCGTGTTTCCGTCGGGGGAGGTGGCGTTCGACGGTATCGAAACGAATGTCGGTGTATTCCCTGCGAACAAGGTGGAATTGGAATTGGCGTTTCGATGCCTGAAGTCGTTGGGGCGTAAGCCGTCGAAGCGTAGATGGAAACCCCCGACTGGTCGTTTCCATCTACGCTTCGACGTTCACACGGATAAGATTGATCTACTGGCGGACGTGCTGGAGCACTATCCGGTTCGGGGGAAGCTGGATTGGTCGGTGAAGACACCCCTAGGTACTTTGTCGGTTCTGGACGGCGTTCCGGCGGTGATTGAGAATACCGAAAATTCCAAGTTTCCGATCCGTGCCGAAGTGGTGGGGTGGTTGGAGCCTCGGACCTTTTCTTCGGTGATGCGGAAGCTGTTGGAGAAGGGGGAGGTGGTCTGATGGCGTCTCCAACGCCGCTTCTCCGGGTCTATCTGGCAATTCCGTACACAGCTGACCCGCAGCTCTCTTTTGAGACGGTGAATCGCGTGGCGGCTCATCTGATTCAAACGCATCGGTGGAATGTCTTCTCTCCGATCTCAATGACTCATCCAATGGCGGTGATCGGGAAGTTGCCGGGTGACTGGAGTTTTTGGGGTCAGTTCGACGAGGAGTATATCGCCTTCTGCGATGTACTGCTGATCGTTGCTCTTTCGGGATGGGAGGATTCCAAGGGGGTGCGTGCCGAGCTCGCGTTGGCGCGGCGGCTCGGGAAGCCGGTGCGCTTGATCGACCCGGACAACTACGAGATCACTGATCTGGAAGACGGCGTGGACCCGTTTGTTCGCTCGGATGCGCTGTGTGGATGCGGCGACCGGAAGATGCTCGATCTCGGAGAGGCAGGGGGTCAGCGTATCCTGTGGTGTGAGATGTGCGGTCGGATGAAGACGATAGCGACGGGGCGGTCGATTACGTCGTACACTCCGAGGCTGTATGAATTGATTGCGGGGAAGCGATGAAGGGCCGTAAGCACGGAGAGATCGAGCTGGCGGTACAGGATATTATCCTTGCGCATCGTCCCGATCCGGTTCGGCAGGCCGACATCCGGCGGAACCTCGACCTTTCCTCCAATCAGGTTTCTCATGTTATCCGGAAGTTGGAGGGCGACGGTAAGATCGAGAAGGGGTACGATGGGAGGAACGTCGTTGTCCGGTGGAAAAATACGGTGTCTCAACCTGCCGATATTACTGAGCCTGAAAAACCTGCGGCTCCGAAGGCCGAGCCACGGGGAGGACTCGAAGAGCGGGTTGCCCGGTTGGAAGATATTGTCGGGAGGATCATGCTGGTTCCCCCCGAAGGGACGTTGGCTGGTGACCTGATGGACCTACGGAAGCAGATGGTTCTCGGTTACAACTTCCCGAGAACGTCTCCGATCATCGAGCGGCTGGAAAAGGTTTTGTTCGATCACTGCGGAATTATCTTTACGGAACAAGGAGCTCACAATGTCGATTAAGATTCACTGCAACCGCTGCGGCTGCGAAATTGGGGATGCGGTTCCCGGAGACCCTATTCCGGTTCAGGTCATCTCCGGTCTGGATTTCGATATTCGCTTTTCGGTGAACAGCCGGAAGGAGGGGGAGGAGCCGCAAGGTGCCTACCACAATCCCGCTTACGATACGATTCGGCACTACTGCTCGACGTGTCTGGTTGTGATGATTCACAAGACGGGGGACTATGCGAAAGCCGTCGAGGATCAGAAGCAACGGCGCGAGCTCGGCAAGCCGGTTAAGCCCTGCTTGGATGCCGGTCAGGACGATCTCCTGCCCGATCCCGAGCTGGCTGAAAAGTTTGTCGATGTGACAAATAAGGTTTCCTTGATGATCCACGAGAACGCCGTCCAGAAGGGGTGGTGGGAAGAGGAGCGCAACGACGGGGAGATGCTGATGCTGGTTGTCAGCGAGCTCGCCGAAGGTTTGGAAGCGTTGCGTCTCGATGTGGCTTCGGACAAAATTCCCGAGTTCCACGGGATCGAGGAGGAGGTGGCCGACGCGATTATTCGGCTGCTGGACTTCACGCACTCCCGAGGGTGGAGGGTCGCCGAGGCGTTGCTGGAGAAGATGAAGTATAACCGGACCCGTCCGTACAAGCATGGGAAGAAGTTTTGAGCGTTAAGCGTCACCCGATTGGTTTCGCCAGCTTCGTTGGCTGGTTGCTGCGGAAGGGGTACGAGATTCGTGTTGGGCCTTCTCCGCACATGTCTCGGGTAAACCCGGACGGGGTTCCCGATCCGTGGTCTCCGTGGGAGGTGACGATTCAGCCAACCCGAGGTAGAGGTTTGGCGATCCGGCACGTAATCCGACCGGAGATGTTACAGACAATGAAGGACGAGGCTTACTTGGAGCATCTGATCGAAAACATCGCCCGCGATTTCCTTGCATCGTCGCACGACAATGAGATGGTCGAGTCAGTCGAGAAGTTTTTGGAAGAATGGAAAACCCACAAGACCCATTAGGTGTGATCCCGTCGCGCTTCGAGCATCCGAACCGATGGGGGTACAAGGCGATCATTGCCGGTAGCCGCTCGATCACGGACTTGTCTGTTGTCGGCGAGGCGGTGGAGTCGGCGCGTCTGGTTCACCCAATCCTCGAAGTGGTGTGCGGTGGTGCGCGGGGTGTGGATCGCCTCGGGGCGCAGTGGGCGGTGAAGTGCCGGATACCCGTTACGGTGTTCCATGCGGATTGGGATACCTACGGAAAGCGGGCGGGTTTCATCCGCAATGAAGAGATGGCGCAGTACGCGAATTGTCTGATTGCGATCTGGGACGGGAAGAGTAAAGGGACCGCCCACATGATCGAAACGATGGAGGAAGAGGGGAATCTGGTCAGCGTCTATATTCCCGGCGTCGGCTCGGAAAAGCACGATGTGGCCTTCGCGATGTATCATCATCGGCGTCCCGAAATCTATCGGGAGTTCGAGCGGCTGGCGTTGGAGATGTGGAACACCGGGAGGAAGAGGTACAGTGCGCGGGCGATTATGCACGTGATCCGCTGGCATACCGATCTCCATGGTCCGGGCCGTTTCAAGATCAGCAATACGATGGTCCGGCGATATGCGAAGTTGCTAATTAGAAACCACCCCGAGATGACTGGATTCTTCGAGTTTCGGGGGGAGGAAGAAAAGCCTTGACACGTACTTGAATCGGTGTATAATAGGAGTACGTTTTTCAACAACGAAGGAGCCTTGCAATGAATCCTTTCGACGATCAACCTTCCGAGCGATGCCCGCTGTGCGGTGCGGGAGTGGCGGTGGCCTCGCGCCTGTTCGGTCGCCAGTTCAAGTGCGGTACGATACATACGATACAGGGCAACAATCACGAACGCCTCCCGATTCCTTCCAACCGATGTCTACTCGAAACGGAGCTGGTCAACGGGCCGATGGACCCCGATGCGGTGTTCATGCCCGAACCGGCGAAGGCCGGTCAGGAGCGGAAGTGGGAAGCGGGGTCGCACTCCTCGGGTTACGTCCGCGAGGGTGTTCAGATTTTTCAGGGGAACCTCGTCGGTCGCTATATCGGGACCGGGGCGTATGTGCCTTACTGGCGCGGTGTGGAGCATACCACGTTTGCCGGGATCGCGATACACAATTCGGACCCCACGGAAGACCACCAATCTCCGCTGGGGGTTCGTTGTGTCGGCGTCTTCGGGCCGTTCCCCTTGCTTCCCGGACTTGGGGAGCTTCATCAGGGGTGCATCGGTTGCGAGGTCTGGCCGGTGAACGATTCGCTGCTGTCGGGTCTTCCGACGGGGAGCATCGAACCTTGTGGGCGAATTTTCAAGATCGACGATCACCGGCTTCACCACATTCCGCTGGTCCACATTAAAATCGATGGCTACGCATACGGATAGGAGGATACCTTGCCGAGGATGAAAGCATATTGGGAAGTGACTGACGCTCACCTGTTCTACGAGTCGCCGCTGGCCTACTTGATTGGGATCGAGGGCGGTAAGGCCGACGACGTGGACCGGGAGGAGGGCCGGGCGACGTGGGTTCCGAAGTCGCAGACGGAAGACGTGCGGATCGAGGGGGATCGTTTCTCGGGGTACGTCACGAAGTGGGTGTGGGATCAGAACAATCTCCAAGACGGGCCGCTTCACGAGGCGGTCGTTACCGGAGAGGAGGAGTTCGAGTGGGAACAGCGTTGAAAAAGAAGTGTCCGACCTGTAAGGGGACTGGCCGGGAGCCGGACCCCCAGAAGCAGACCTTCGTTCCGGGTAAGGGCTGGGAGCGGCCCCTCGCGTGCTGCCGAATCTGCAACGGCACCGGACAGGTGCCTCGGGCACCCCGGAAGAAGTCCAAATGACCCCAAAATCGCAAAGGAGCGGGGCCGTGAGCGGTCCGGAGGGCTTGGCCCTACCTCGGAGCCTTCTGAGGTGGTTGGAGACGCTGAAAATGGCTCTCTGTCCCGAGCGGTGCGAAATCTGTGGGATGCCGATCCTCGCATCCGGTAACCGGGTGGTTCTTCGGCGTTCCGGTGGTCTGGAGTATACGACATGCGGGCGGCCCTCGTGCATCCGGGAGCTGCTGATCCGGGAATGGATCGACCCTGATTCGATGTACCCGGTCTCGGTCAAGGACAGTGGGATCGAGACCGTGGAACCATTCACGTTACACATGACTTGCAAGAAGGAACCGAAAAATGGAGACAGCGAAACCGACACCGTTACGGACGAACCCGAAGGGGAAAGCGATCCCCAAGTCGCAGCCGATGAGCGAGGAGGTGATCCGCCGGAGTGAGTATCCCCCCGAGCTCGATTGGGTCAAGAAGGGGACGAAGCTGGTCTACGATATTCCTTGCGACGATGAGTCGCATCGTTTCGGCGAGCGTTCGGTTTACTACCTGAGTGCTCGGATGTGCGTTTTCTGTCTGCGGGAGGTGGCCGGGGATAGCCGTGAAAAGGCGGGGATGATAGACGCCGAGACGATTGCGGCGATCTACGAAGAGTACGGCATCTCCCCCGACTTGGAGCTGTTTTGGGCGAAAGCGGAATGCTGCCGCCACGGTAAGCATTCGTTTCATCATCTGCGTTATCACCGCAGCGAGTCGCAGGGGTGGGTGGCCTTCCGGCATCCGGAAACCCGTGAGGAGACCTGCGTGCTGTGCGCTCGTGAGCAGACGCAAGGTCTGGTCCTTTCCCCGAAGGCCGAGAAGCATTTGGAGTACATCAGCTTCTTCGATAAACGACCGAAGGAGCAGGTCGTCGCGGATGCGCTTGCGGGGATCGTCGCCGAACATCTCGGGGTTGGGAAGTAGCCGTGGGGGATATGGGAGACGATTTCCGGTTCATGCGCCGTGAGGCGAGGCAGCGGCGGGGCCGGAAAGAGGATGGCCGGATGCAGAACGCCAAGCGCGAGCTCGAAGAGCTGGGGTGGCGTGTGGGGGCCGGTCCCGACGACAAGAGCTTCGAGGTCCGAACGATGCAGGGCCATAAGTTTCACTTCTGGCCGTACAAGGGTTGGTTTCAAGGTCCGCGTCAAGGCCGGGGTTTGAAGAAGCTCATCAAGGCCGGGAGGTGGGCGGATAAAAACGGCACACCCTCTTCAGCGTCGGGTTCCCAACCCCCACCCGACGCTGCTGCCGACCCTCATCCGCCTACCTCCCGGACCCCGGACCGAGAAGGGTTCTGGCCGAGTCACGGAGAGATCGAGCCGCAGCTCGATCCGGACGCGCCGATCAATCGTGCCGAGATCAGAAGGGGGTTGCTGGCCGAGAGGACGAAGGGAGTCAGCGATGCCTAGCGTGAAAGAGATTGTCGAGGCGTATCTGATCGAGAACGATTACGACGGTCTGGCCGGGGAGGAATGTGGGTGCGAGATCGACGATCTGATGGCGTGTTGCTGCGGCGACTCGATCATACACTGCGAGGCGGGATACAAGGTTCCCTGCCCCGAGCCGGGCGGGGAGGACGGCGAAGGGTACTGCCCGGCGCACGGGGATTGCGAGTGGCATATCTCGTCAGCCGAAGATGCAAAAGAGCGGCGGATGAAAAAAGAGGACAAGGGATGAAGATTACGAGCGGTGCATCGAGGGTTGTAATCCTTGTTGGCCGATGGGCAATTAAGCTTCCCCATCTCGGTCATGGCTGGAGACGCTTCTGCCTCGGGATGGTTGCGAACATGGACGAACGGCTGTGGTCGGGCTTTGACGAGAGGCTGTGCCCGGTTTTGTTCTGCGCTCCTCTTGGTCTTTTTCTCGTGATGCGGAGGGTGGATCGTGTTCTCCATTCCGAGTCCGAGGTGGAGGAGATCGGGGTTCGGGAGTTCTTCGCCGACGTTCCGGTAGCGCAGGACGAGAATCCGGATAACTACGGGTACATCGGTAACCGACTGGTGTGTGTGGATTACGCCCCGGTCTTCACTCCATCCGATACCCGCGACTACCTCAAACATCTCGATAGTTGGGTCAAAAAGTCTATAGGGGAATTGGAGGAGCAGGGCAAGGTTTCTCCCCAACAGCTCTTGGATGCGATTATGTGGTTTCGCCCTTTACAAATTCTGATTTCGGACCCGTGTGGCAAGGTACGTGTGGTGGTCTCGATTTCGTTTTCTACTGCGGTCCAGAATTTCACATGGGATGCGGATTGTTTGGAGACCGCGCTGCGCGAGAACCTTCGTCGCCTGTACCATGCGGCGAAGGCCGATCAGATGGTCGTTCCGGTTGGGTTGCCTTACGAGGGGCATCCCCCGAAGTTATTCACGTGGCCGAAGACTGCGATGCCGACGGCGGATCAGATGCAGGCTATCGAGTCGATTATAGGAGCTTATCATGCACGCTAAGTGTCCGCAGTGCGGTACGGTGGCGCGGGTTGTGTCCTGCGCCGGATGTGGCGATGATGTCGGGACGCTGCTGTGCCCGAAGTGCGGTTCGATCCCGGCGGTGAACATCGCGGGGTTGGAACGTGTCGCCGGGGAGACGGCTCCGGAGCCGAATCCGGCGGTGAATGTCGAGGCGTTCGACATCGGGGTGTGGAAGGCCGAGTTCTCGTCAGCGGTGATGGGGAAGAAAAACGATAAGGTGGATGCGCTGTTGGGTCAGATGCAGGGCCGGGGACTGCGGGCGAATTGGAGCCGCGAGGCCGAGGCGCAGATGTGGGAGTTCGGAGAGGATGCGGTGACCGAGCTGCTGCGGCTGTTCTTTTCCGAGGTGGACCGGGAGACGAAGCGATGAGGGTTTGGGAATGGTTCAAGGAGGTCTTCGGCATCGAGCGGGCGGTTCCGAACGGCGAGGTGACCGAGACGATGAAGACCCGTTATTTCACCGTGAAGTACCCGCAGGGGATGAAGGAGAAGTACATCAAACGTCTCGACATCCTCTTCGAGCGGTTCATCCACGCAACCCGGATGGCAGCCTACGGTCATACGATGGTCAAGTACGAAGGGGTCGAGATCAACCTCGTCGGTCGGGGTTGGCTGAATCTGAATTTCGGTAACCCGCTCGGGCACTACGACATGTACGGCATGACGGTCCCGAGCAGCGATGGGCCGATCAGAATCTATCTCTGCGACCTGTCGGACGATTACGTGTACCACGAGCTCGCGCACTTTTTCATCATTCGGATCGCCTCGGGTCGCTTCGGGGTCTCCCCCGAGCTGCACGAGGCGTGGGCTGTGGCGATGGCGAAGCTGGCGAAGAGTGGCGGTCCGCCGTCCCCAACGATTGAGTCGATCCGAAGCTCGGGGGCTGTGCTTAATGCTCAGCTTGGACGGATGAAGCGCAAGGCGGGGCTGGAGCAGGAAGATGAGGAAAAAGTTTAATACAGCATTTATGCTGTTTCAGGTGTGGTGGAACCGGAAGATGCTCCACATCGAGGATCGCTACGGGATGGCTCGCACGGCGTGGGTCGGTCGCTGGCTCTGGTACAAGGCGGTTTGGCTGGCTACCCTGCCGATCAAGTGGAAGATCGACCGAAAATTAAAAGGAGAGTCTGATGGGAAGGAAGAAGGACGTGCGGGCGGTGTATAGGCCGCTTCCGATATTTACCGTTCGCGGCGTCTCTCAGATGCAGGGTGCGGAGACCGCCGGTAAGTGCAAGAAGCCGAAGAAGGATAGGAGGAAGAACGATGGCGAGTAGTTGGCGTGATATTGCGGCGTTGGGGTTCTTCGCCGTTGTCGCGGTGGCGATGTATCGCTATACAGGCGGGTGGTCCCATGTGCATACGCTCGGGGTGGTTCGGGACCGGACGGGCAAGATCGTCGCGCATCGTTCGCTCATCAAGCTTATGGTGAATCCGTGGCTATCGAAGATCGGGTATTACTTGGCTACCGATTATTGGGAAGATGGCGAAGTGCTCGGTCGTATTCGATTTTTTCGGATCGGTAAACAGCGTCGCGGCTGGAAATGGAATAAAGAATTTCGTTTATGCGACGGCGATTATGTCGAAAAGCGAAGGAGGGTGTGGTGAGCGAAGCCTACGTCAACCTCGATACCGGCGAGGTCAATATCTCCGGCGATGCGACGGAGCTGATCGAGGTTCGGTCGGAGCCGGTCTACAAGGGCATCGGAATTTCTCGGGCGATCCAGTCGCAGATTCACAAGAATCGACTGCGAGCGGAGTGGACCGTAGAGTCGGCTGAGGACATCGAGGCGAGTTTTGATGGTCTTCCCGCTGCGCTGTCCGAGAGCTTGCGGCTGGGGATTCAGTGCCGACCGGTTACGAAGTTTGACTTTCGGAAAGAGGCTTCTCGCGATCCGGGGTACTTCGTGGCCCCTTACGTGCCGGTGTTCCGACCCCCGAAGTTCATCGGAAGCGAGCGGGAGCTCATCGAGGAGTTCGGCGTTCCGGGGCGTCCCCACCGCCGGGGGTTTCCGACGTGTCTGGATCAGCGGAGCGGCCTGTCGCCGGGTGCTCAGCGTCAGGCGCGGAAGATGTGGTCGTTCGCCGAGTGGTATGGGGTGAAGACGGTCGAGCCGCGTTTCTTTCAGGCGTCGTCGGCGATACTGGACGAGGCGGACATTCCGCAGCTGGGTGTTCGGAGAGACCGGATTGTGCGGCCTGTTACGCGGTTTGATTCTAGCCCCGTGACGACCCTTGATCGAGTGAACGTCCGCCGGTTACTTCATCATGCTAAAGGTGTGGTGAAGAATGCCAACGATCATTTGATTTTCGACGAAACGGATAACGAGACGGCGCGGGCGCGGTTGCAGGCGTTTTACGACAACGTGTTTTCGGGGTCGCCGAGGCCGTCTCGCCCCGGTGTGCATGTCCGTGAGGTGGACATCGAGAATTATCCGAAGCGGATCAAGGTGGATGTCGCGCCGAGGATCGTGCCGGAGTCGATTTCGATGGACTTCTCGATCACCCCTCAGAATGCGGAGTTCTACGAGGAGGTGGGGATCAGGGTGTCGCCGGTAACGAGTCTCGATTCTCCGGTTTTTGACCGGGGTACGTTTCGCCGTTTGGCGTTTTCACTGGTTCGGGCGGCGTTACCTGATCTACGTGCGCGGGAGCTGGTCAGTGTTCAACCGATGAGGCAGATCGTTCCCGGTAGTATCTATTTCACCGAGTTTGTTTACGGGAAGCGGAATCGAAAAGTTACGAGGCTGGATCGTCGGCCACGGCCTTCGGTTGTCGAGGGGCCGTTTCCGATTACGGTTACGAATCTGGATTATGAAAAGGAGTAACGAATGAACGAAGAGCAGAATCACGATTGGGCGTTTCACGCCGATGATATGGAGTGGCACCGCCGCATCAAGAAGATCGCTTCCGAGTGCGGGGCGTCTCGGGGGTGCTCGGAGGTGGCGACGATCCACCGGTTCGTTTCCCTGAAGGCTCTCTTCGAGGAACGGCGGAACGCGGTGGGGTGGGCCGTGGAGCACGTGCCTTTCCGGCTGTGGTCGGAAGACGATCTCCGTTCGCTGGCCGAGGTGTCCACCGATAACTACGTGGTCCTGATCGCCCGCGCCGCCCTCGAAGGGCAGTTGGCGCGGGAAGAGGCGCAGACCCGCATCGGCGTCGCGGCGATTTCGGCGGTCGAGCGGAACATGGCGGCGTGTAAGGACGACGAGTAGTCCGATGACGGCGAAGAAGAAGACACCCGAACCGGAGCCGATTTCCTTCGAGCGTGAGGAGATCGAAGAGGCTCCGATGGCGATGTTCTACAAGACCAAGGACGATTCCCTGTCGGCAGAGTGCAATCCGGCAGGGGATCACTTCGCCTTCTTTCAGGGGGAGTCGTTGGCATTGGAGGTTCAGACCCTCGAAGAGGTTCGCCGGATGGGTGCGTTCCTCCTGATGGTGTGGGAGAAGGAAGCCAAACGCGACGGCCCGGAGGATATAACTTGAGCAAGTATGTCCGCCTCTATTGCAGTGATTTCGAGAAGTGGGGCTGGAGGTGTTGCTCCAGCTGCCACGACGATTGGCATGAGGGGTACGGTGATTGCTCGGATATGGAGGAGGAGTTCAAGGGCGACGATCTCCCTGCCGGGTTGCCCGAGGAGGTGGTGCTGGTTCAGGTATTCAAATGCTGCGGGGGAGGAGAGAACGGCGAAATCCTTGAGGACAGGTCGAAGGTCGCCGAGGCGGCATTGACGGCGATTAAGAACGGGCGGGCGCGGGAGTTGGACGGGTCGGAGTCGTTGGTCAATCCGTCGAGGGAGCCATTATGAGTTTCACCGATCAGAAGCCACGGATTGCGACTGCCGAGGAATGTACCCTCTCGTGGGGTGGTGCTCCGAACGGGGAGCGGTTTCGCTGTATGCTGTGCGGACATCGTTTTCAGCCGGGGGATCAATGGAGGTGGGTGTACAGTGGTGATACGGTAAACGTGACGGTTTGCGAGAAGTGCGATGGGGAGAACGCGGATGTGATTGCGCGGTGGAAGGCCCACGTTGCTGAGGCGAGACAACGGTTCTGGTGGTTTTTGAAGGGGTGATCGGGATGCGCGTTGTTCATTGCAAACGAGACGATTACGACGTTTACATTGGTCGCTCCTCGAAGTGGGGGAATCCCTTCGAGATTGGCAAGGACGGTACCCGCCGGGAGGTGATCGAGAAGTATGAAGAGTGGGTCAAGACCCAGCCCGAGTTGATGGCTTCGCTCTCGGAGTTGCGGGGGAAGGTGTTGGGTTGCTGGTGCGCTCCGAAGCCCTGTCATGGGGATGTGTTGCTCAGGATGGTGAACGATGAGTGATCTGACGGTGACCTTCCGGTCGGTGAAGGACTGGCCGAGGTACTACGTGAGCGATCACGGGCATCTGTGGAAGCAGTACAAGAACGGGAAGATCAAGGAGCTCAAACGATGGAAGTCGGGGAACGGATACCCCTACTGGACACTCCGGGACAGCGGGAGGGAGCGCAAGGTGGGATGTCATGTGCTGGTTGCCGAGACGTTCCTTCCCGCCCCGGAGCTCGATCACCCCGATCAGTATATCGTCGTCAACCACAAGGACGGGAACAAGGACAACACTCGCCTCTCGAACCTCGAATGGCTGAAGGGGAACGGTAACCTGCTTCACGCGATGGCCGAGGGGTTGTGGAAGAGGCGGGGGCACGGGAAGAGGAACGGTAAGAACGAAAACGGTAAATCTGCGCCAGCGCAGGAGGAGTTGCAATGAGCGAGGACAGGTTGTGCGAGGTTGTGGTCTACGGCGATACGCCGAGGGCGTTGGGGAGGTTTCTCGTCCAGCGCGGCGGGTATCGTCTGCCGAATCATTACGGGGAGCGGTTTCGGTACGAGATGCAGCCCTCTCCGAGAGGGGTGTTTCGCCGTTTGCTCGGTATTCCCCCGAAGTATGTGAAAGTGCTGGTTCCCGATCCTAACGGGTTCCCGGTTTGGGAGGATCGCGAGGCGGCCCGGTTGGATTTCTCGGTTCCGTGCGACGACACTCAGGTTGCCGAGTGGCTGGGTTTCTGGTTCGATCAGGTGACCGGCACGGCGGCGAGCTACAAGCGGAACGTGCTCGTTCTCGGTTCCGAGGTGTTGCGGGGTTACCTGTTTCTCGGTGCGTTTCCATGCGGTCTTACCGACCAGTTTCAACCTCGAATGAGGACGATGCAGTTGGTTGCGGATCGGGTGCTACGGGTTCATCATTTTTCGTGCTGGGAATGTGGGTTCCCGTTGGTCGCCGAAGACCTTGGGCCGCGCTCGGAGCTGATGACTGTTCACAGCGAGTGTCCGTTGTGTGGGCGGACGAACGAGTTTACTCCTGCTTACCATGCGGGGGGAAAAATGCTGCTTCGTCCGTCTCCGGGGATGGAGAAGTTGCGCGAGCTCGCCGTGAATCTGGCGGCGAAGATGAAGCAGGCTACGCCGATGGCTCCGAAGGATGTCGAGTCATGGGCCGAGCGGCTGGTATTGGAAACGGTGCGAGGGAGGGAACCCGAGTGAATCGGTATTTCGTCATTCGGGGGGATCAGATCGCGGCGTGGGCGTCCTCGCTGGAGTCGGCGCGGTTGCAGGCTCAGGTCTTGTCGGTGGAGGATAAAGGATTCGAGTATTCCGTCGGCCAGCTGACCGGCGATAATTATCTGGTCGAGGAGCTGTGGGAACAGGCCGGGTTCCCGACCGGGGAAGGAAGACGAGGATGATGAAAGGAACGACGTGTCCACTCTGCGGTTCGCCGCTGGACCCGAGTGCGATGTCGAAGCGGGAGCACGGAGTAGTCTATGTCTGTGGGACGCATCGGAGCGGGGACCGGTTTCCCGGCGAGTTGCGGCAGGGGACGAGCTGTTTGGTCAATCAACAGGCCGAGGAGATCAAGCATCTGTACTCGGTGATCGCGGATCGGGAGAAGGCGTTGAAGTCGGTTGAGGAAGAGGTGGAAGGAATCGTTACGGCGCGGGAGATGATCTACAACGAGGTTATCGACATGATCGACGAGCTGAACCGCTGCAACGATAACGAGCTCGCGGAGCGGCTGAAGCGGCGGGTCCACGATGCGTTCTACGGCCCGGAAGGGGACGAAGAGGATACAGAGACCCATGCGGCTCCTTGACGGCGATCAGGCCCGAGACCGTTACGAGCGGTGGATGAACCGGACCGGGATGTGCCCGGAGTGCGGATCGGGTCGGCTTGCGAAGACCTTCGAGGAGCTGTTTCTCGGAACGTTGCGGAGCAGGCAGGCGTACCTGTTCGAGATGTGGGAGTGCCCGAAGTGCGATGCCCGGATTCGCGTTCATCATCGGATGGGCGAGGAGGTGGGGTCGGGCGACACGGTGCATTACATCGTGATCGAGACTTCCGAAATAGAATCCAAACCGAAGGAGGTAACGGGATGCTAGGAGATTTGACGTTTCCGGTCAGTAAGTTCCAGCTGAGGGTGTCGGCGGCTCCCTGCCCGTGCTGCGGCGCGGGACCCGAAATCCGCTCCGGGTGGAGGAGCAATGGAGCGGGGATGGAGTTCGTTGGCTCGGTGGTGTGCCCGAAGTGCGATTTGCAGGTCGTGGCTCCCGCGCTGCCTAACCCCTCGGATTACCAGATGCGCCTCCTTCAGGTGTTGTCCGAGCTGGTGGTTACGGCGGTTGGGAAGTGGAACATGCGGGTCTCTTCGCAACCCGGAGACGACGAGGATCGGGAGCTGGAGACCGCTTGCGATACCCTCGATGCGAAGACAGGAGGTATGTGATGGCCATAGGTGTATTGCGAGTCGATAAGCCGCGCACGCCGGGGTGCTTCTATATCGCCATCGAGGACGTTCAGTTTTTGGAGATGGAGGAGCGGGCGTTCCATGTCCACATCTACGGGCAACGGCACGAGATCAGCGAGGGGGCGTTCAACCAGCTCTTTCGGGATTGGGAGGAGTACAAGCATTTTCATGCGCAGGAGCGGGAAGGTGGATAAGCGCAAGATCGCGGTGACGATTCCGGCGGATGAGATGGGAAGGCGCAATGGGAGGGTGTATCCCCCCGAGGTGCTGGAGAAGGCCGTCAACGACCCGAAGTTTCAGGAGCGGATCAGGAATCGTGAGATGCTGGGGAATCTTCAGGACGTGACGCATCTCGTTACCCGCGCCGATTTCAAGGAGGGGGTGATCGAGGTCGATCTGGAGTTGCTGCCCGACACGCCGAAGAGCAGGGAATTGAAGGAGCTCTTCGCCGCGATACAGGAGGGTCGTCTCGGGGCGCGGGGCTATACCATTGGGAGCGGTACGGTCGAGGGCGGGGTGGTGACCGATCTGGAGCTCGAATCGTTCTCGATTGAGGCGGTTCCTGTCAAGGAGGATGAAGAGGGATGAAGGGTGAGCGGATGATTCGGCGGGTTTACGCTGAGCCGGTGAGCGAGTGGTGGGGGCGGATGCGGGTTTTCCTCGACACGACGATGGACAGCATCAACGGTGGGAATATGAGACCCCGGACGTGGGACACGGCGGCGAAGATGCGAGGCGACGATCTGCGGGATGCCGAGTTTTGGGAGCTGTGCCGGATCACAGCTCGGGTGGAGTACGACGACGATGGGATCGTGACGCTGCGGTGGTGGGGGGACCGCAATGTCGGATGCCCCTCGGAGGAGAGCTATCTGGCGAAGGGGGAGCACGTCTTCGCGACGCCGTGGATCGATCCGTGTAACGTCGAGCTTTTGCTGCGGTCACGGGTGATGTCGGAGACCCGGAAGGCGGTGATCGCGTATGCTCGGAGCTTGCGCGATACGCGGATGGCTTATCTGATCGGGAACATGCAGCTGAATCTCGACGGGCTTCGATAGATGAGCAAGGCGTCGATGGTCAGGATTACGCGGAAACAGGAGCGGGAGCTGATTCAGCTCGCGGTGGGGTGCAATAACATGTGTGTGAACGGGAGAAGAGCGATGAGTGATGGGATGGACCCGAAGCGATGGGAAGAGTCCGCCGCGAAGGGGGCGGAGATCGTGCGGCGTTTGGAGACGCAAGGCAGACTTGACGAGGCGGTTGTGGATGCCCGGATGTTTGCGAAAGTGATCCGCGAGATCAAGCGGGAGCTGGGATGCACGTATCCGAACCGGACGGACGGGGCGGAGCTCCGGGAACAGCTCATTCGATCCGCGATTGATTCGGTGGAAGATCGGATCGCGGTTTATGGAGAGCCGGATAACGGATAGGAGACGAGGAGTATGAATAAGGAGAAGGTATGTATACCTATTTGACAGGCCCGCCGGTCTACCTGACGGTGGAGGTGGACGGGCAGTTTTTCGACCCGACGCAGATCAAGGCGGTTACGCGGTACTACCCGGCGGAAGACATCCCGACGACGCTGAGGGAGAAGGATCGGTTTCGCGATTGCAAGGCCGCGATCTTCCTGCATGGGGAGGAGGGATCGTTCCCGGTTCGGCCTACCCCGACGGAGGTGGATCAGTCGATCAAGGAGCAGGTCATGCGGATCACGGGAGATGGCTAAAAGGAGAAGGGTGAGATGGACCGAACAACGAGAAATTATCTGCGGGGGTGGTGCGGCGTTCGGCTTGTCGAGAAGGGTAAGGTGGATGGGATTCTAGGGAGACCGGAGTTGCGCTATCTGATTGCCGAGGTGGGGGGTGAGATTCGGCCCGGCTCGCTCTCCCTACAGGTGCCCCCCGAACAGGGTGGGTTCTTCGCGACGGACGATGGCAATTCCTCAATCGTGGGGGACGTGTATCATCCGGGGGGAAAGGTGGACTATCGCAGGGGACGAATCGAGATTTGGAGCGAGCACGATCCCGACCTGTGGCTCGCCGCGATTGAAGCATGGTTCCACTCGGTCCGTGATTGCCATCCGTCGATGTGGGAGGCGTGAGGTGGGGATCAAGATCGAGTCCGATGACGATCAGGTGAGGAAGGATGAAAGGACGGAATGATGGGGATGTGCGTGGATGCCAGCATCGGGTATGGGTTCATCGTACCGCCAGAAGTGGCGACCGAAAAACTGGAGGAGTGGGGTGTGGCCTGCTTCAGCGAAGCGGAGTATGAGGAGGGGATCGGAAACCGGATCGAGCAAGCCCTCGCAAGGGGAGTGCGTCACCAGTGGTCAGGGGCCGACGATGAGGAGGAAGACTGCGGGTTGGCCTTCGTGGTTGAGGCGAGTCGGGAGGTGGTGGATTGGGGGCATAAGGTGGTCTCGATTCCCAAGGTGAATCTCGATTGGAAGGATGCCCTGAAACCGATGATGGAGGTGTTCGGGATGGACCCGCGAGAAACGGAAACGGGATGGGTGATGACGGCGCATTACAGCCATTGACGATACCGAAGGATAGAGTTTTTCGAGGCGGTTTTCCGTAAGCCGCCAACCTCCCGACAGGCTCCCCATCGTTGGCGATTCGGTGGGGAGCCTTACTGTGCCCGGATCGGGGATCGACTCGATTCGGGGGAGGAAGCCGAATCGATAATGCCGGTAAGGAAAATCCGACGATTGTATACAATGGATTAAGTAAGACGTTAATACTACTACGAAACGCGGGAAGGGCATATTCGGATAGGCCATTTCCGGAGGCGTTCGGTATCGCTAGTATTCTAGCGTTTACGCACTACATTTACGGCAAATTTGTCTTTAGTAGAGTAAGCCCGACGCGCTGAGGTACGGAACAGCGCGATTGGGCGAAGCCTATCGACGATCCCAAACCAGCAAGTGTGTGTATTCGGGCCGCCAACCGGCGACGGGAGGATGGCCCCTTTTTTCGCTGCCCAATGCCCGAGCCGCCCGCGCATCCTTTCCTCCAAACAGATCGGGCAATTAACCGTTGCGCACCGTGGCGGCTCGGGCCTACCCCCGATGATGGTAGAGCAATGTCGGTCTTCGCCAATTTGACGGAGAGGACGTTGCATGAAAGTCACAGAGAATGTGCTGGTCATCTCGGACCTTCATCTTGGCTCGGTGACAGCCTTGTGCCCCGAGTTCCGATTGGATGATGGAGGACGATACCGGCCCAATAAGATTCAGCAGTGGATCAACCGATGCTGGCGAGACTTCAACACGAAGTGGTTGCCGAAGGAGTTGGAGGGTCAGCCCTACACGCTCGTTACCAACGGCGACCTGATCGAGGGAGTCCATCATCGGAAGACCCAGCTGATCTCGACGAACACGAAGGATCACGTCAAGATGGTCGATGCGGTGATCCGACCGCTGGCCGAGAAGGCGAAGGCATTCTTCGTGGTTCGTGGCACCGACTCCCATGTGGGTGACGAAGGGAAGGATGAAGACTTCCTCGCTTGGCACCTCGGGGCGCGGTTGAACGAGGAAACCGGATCGAACAGTTTCTACGAGTTGAACCTCGAAGTGGGTGGGGTGCATATTCACTTCACCCACCACATCGGGACGGGCCAGCCCCACACCGATGTCTCGGCTCCCCAAGGGCAGCTCACCGCACAGTCCATCGAGTACGGACGGGTGGGGTGGAAGCAGCCCGATCTTCAGGTTCGATCTCACCGGCACCGGTACACGTTTACCGAGCTGGAGGGAGGTCGGGCACTGGTGACGCTTCCGGCATGGCAGGTCAAGACGGGATGGGTCTACAAGAAGGCTCCGATGTCGGTCTCGCAGTTGGGGGGCGTCCTGATCCGGATTTTCGACGACGGGACGTTTACGGTGCGGAAGCGCACCTACGCCCCGAAGCAGCCGAAAATCTACAAGGTGGGGAGGTGACATGCCGAAGAAACCGGATGGCGAGCTCACGGTCGAGCAGTTGGCCGGATACCTGCAAGAGCTCGAAGACGAATACTACCGCGAGGGCGAATCGCGGGGTCTGACGATGAAGCAGTTGATGCGAGGTCTCGGGCTGACCGAGTACAAGGTTCGCAAGCTGCTCGATATGTGCGAAGAGGCCGGGGTGCTGCGCTGCGAGCGGGTGCCCCGAAACAGCCGGGATGGGATTCGCCGCTTTGTCCCCGTCTACCGGATCGAGGTCTGAGATGGCTCGCCTGAAGAAGACGCGCCTTCAGCTCGGCAACCAGTGGTTCGCCCTGAAGGGTGTCCAGCGGCTCCAGCGGGAAGACGGCACGCCCTGCTACGCGATGATCGATGTGGTGAAGGAGGTCATTTCCTACGACCGCGATCTCCCGGACGCCCTGATCGAAGAAGCGATCTGGCACGAGTGCGTGGAGAAACTGCGTTGTACCGATCACGTGGCCTACGATCTGACCGAAGAGCAGATCGACGCGATTGCCGAATTGAACGCTCAGGTGAGCAAGCAGATCGGCGGGTCGTTCCTCGTGAATCCGGGCAAACCGAAAACCGAGGCCAAGTCGAAGATGAAGACGAAGGCGAAGCGGAAGAGGTGACGTGCTCCCGAAACGGATTACATGGCTGATTATCGCGCTGGCAATGACCGGGTTTGCGCTTTGCATGACGGTGATCTGCGCCAACGCCTGCCCCTTTCCCGATGCGCGGATCGTCTACGACGGCCCGGTGCGTTACTGGACGGCGGATGAGGCGGGAGCGGGTTTGCCTTCCTCGGGTGCCCGACCGAACATTGGGACCGGTGACACCTTCGAGGCGACGCTCTGGCTCATCGGTTACCCCGGCGAGACCTACACCCTCGCCGACGATGCGCTGGATTACTACTGGACGGGATCGGCGTACTCGTTCCGCATCGACACCGGCCTGCTTTGTCAGCGGGAGTGGAGCGGAGAGGCGATGCACCTTGAAATCTCTTCGGTGCGATCCTCGGACGGTGCGACGTACTCGGTGGAGACTGATCTGTTCGCCGACGGGGACTTCCCGTTGGCCGGGTTTGGGATCACGCTTCCGGTTCAGCCGGACATCATCCTCGAAGAAGGCACCTGCGAAGCGGTGCTGGCGGGGAAGGTGATCCGCTTCGACTCGGGCATGTTTATAACCGGGAGCAATCCCGACTACCCCTCGCTGGACGGTCCGACGGCCTACGAGACGGTTACCTTCTGGCGAGGCGGAACCGCCGCGAGTCCGGACTACTCGATCACCCGAGGGTCCGCGTTCGGTGACGGGCCGCACGCGACGTTCCCCTCGGCGTACCTCTCGGTGGCCGGGGACGGGACGGGATCGCTGAATCTGATCGGTCTCTGCCAGATCGACGGGTGGCTCGATCTCACCGCCTACGATACGGATCAATGGGGTGGGGGGAGCCTGAACCTGCGGGTGGAGGGCGACGACATTTTCGGCTACCCGGCGGTCGGTTCGGGAGCGGGAACCTACGGGATGCCCTACCAGACGACCGAGAGCTCGTTCACGGCCCGCTGGGTTCGCGGATGCGATTCCGAGGTGGACTATCCCCAAGAGTATTTCCTGTGGGGGTTGGTAGTGGACGAGGACGGCATCTCTCCAGCCTTCAGCGATAACTTGGTCATGCTGACGTGGCGGGACGAAGAGGCCGACGATGTGATGCACTGGCGGGTGAATGCGGAGACCTACGTTTCCTACCTCGCCCCGGAGCATCCCCGCAATCCGTACAGCTACGGGCTGTACGCGGTGACGACGACGGGCTTCTGCATCGACCCCCCGATCAGCGGGCCGCCGTGGGACACGATCAATATCCGCTTCATCAATTTCGATGGGAGCCGGTTCGGGCAGATCGACCAGCTCCTCGATCCGGCCTTGGCGTCGGGTGGAGCCTACTATCGGGACATCGTGCTCGATCAGGCGGTGATCCCCTGCGACGATATTCCCCAAGAGGTGTGGATCGAGTCGATCACCACGAATGCAGGGAGCGTGACGCGCTGCTACCCCGATCCGCTGAACGAGGGGTACGAAGTGCGGAGCTGCTATGTGGACGGTGCGAGCGATCCGGGTCTGGAGTTGACCGTGGGAGCGGGATCGACCGAGTGCTTCGGCGGATCGCCGATTCAGTACAGTTTCAAAGTCGAGCCGGTGGATAGCGATTTCTCCGTTCCATCGGCCAGCGATACCTACACCGTGGTTTGCCCGCCTAGTGGAACCTACCGGGCGGTTGCCAAGGGAGAACAGACCAAAGGATCGCGGCTCTCGGGCCGGATCAACTTCACCCTCGTCAATGGGTGTACGCCCTAACGAACGGAGAGCAAGATGTCGATTCTATATTGGGATTTGGAAAACGGAGTGGATGCGCCTGCGGGTGGGACGACCCCCGCCGATCCGCTTCTGACGTGGGCACAGATCAAGACCGAGTTGGGGGGTGTGCCCGGACCCGGCGACGAAATCCGCATCATGTCTCCCCAGATTCAGGGCGACAATTCCAACGGCGGCGGCAATGCGGTCTATACCCAAGGCTCCGCTGTCATTCAGGTTCCGAACGACCTGACCAACCCGACGCTCTACGATGAGGATATGGCGATCATCGGACCCGACGGTCGGCTGTACCGGGTTTACGATCAGGACATCGTTGCCAGCGGCGAGATCACGATCTACGGCCTGTACCAAGGGGCCACGGTGTCCGAGGATGTGACCGATACGGGTGCGGGTGTGGTTCGCCGGTTGCAGGTGGTCCAGACATCCGGGCGCGACATCGGCACCGATCCGATCAACGGCTCCGACGGCAGCCCGGTTACGATTACGGGCGGGTGGTACAACAACGGCGGCTCTCCGGCGCAGGAGACCGTGAACGGGCGCATCGTCCCGACCCTGATCGACGCGGCGGACGTGGACGACTCGTTCTGGATTCCGAGCGACGAGAGCTCCTATGTCACCTTCCGGAATATCGGGTATTTCCCGGATGGCGGCCTGACCGCCGAGGGTGCGCTGGTTCACCTGCGGACGAACGAAGACGTGGTGCCCACCTCGAACATCATCCTGCATAACTGCCACGCCAAGGATACGAAGGCTCTGATCTTCGCCCATGCGACCGATCAGTTCTCGTTGACCGAGTGCTCCCGGCAGGGTAATCCCAACGGGAGCAGCGGCTCGATGATCGACGTGTATCCCGAGGAGTCCTACACCACGAACCCGCAATGGATTTGCGGCCTGACGATTACGAATTGCCGGGCGCAGAACGGCTACCTCGTCGCGCTTGGGGATTCCTCGCAGTCGTCCTACTTCGAGGACATCGTGATCTCGGACGTGTATTGCAGCTCCAACGGTGTGATCGGCGGCGGCAACTTCGGCTTCGGCTATATCAAAACCTCGGGCGTCGCTCGCGGTCTTGCTATCGACGGGGTTACGATGGTCTGCCCGACGGACGCGACTTTTGGCATCTACGGCCCGGATATTCAGGTGACTTCGATTTTCAGCCCGCTCGCGGATTCGGCCCTGACCGAGAATTACATTCGCGACGTGGACATCCTCGGCGGCAACGACAATCCCCTGCTCGGAACGATGGTTGTCTGGATTCGGGAGTCGTGCGAACGCTTCCGAATGGATAATATCGAGATCGACACGATTGAGGGCGCGACGGGTGCCCCCCTGTTCATCTCCTTCGACCCGGATCGCGGCGATCCCAAGCCGATCCCCGTGGTCGATGTGACGCTCGGTCAGCGCGTTCCCGGAACCCCGACGAACATCATGTGGGACGGTGTGGGCGACATGATGCTGATCGACTGCTCGATCACCGATCCGGTGATCGGCACCGATGTCACGATTCTTACTCTTCCTCCCCAATTCAACTTTGCTTCCCTCATCAAACGCGATGCGCCGAACCGGATGCGCTTCCTCTATACCAACCCGACTTCGCAGCTGCCCGAGAACGAGAAGCAGATCGTTTCCGGGTTCAACGGCCCGACCGGCGAGGCGCAGTTGGTCGGGTACGTGGAGCCGGATGCCGGGACGAAGGTGAGCCTCGTTCAGTCCACCCGCATCAATCAGATTTCGGCGGACGACGATACTCCGGTGGTGTTTCTGATTCCGCTTCCGGCGGGGCAGCGGGCGATCACCGCTTCGGTCCGCAAGAATGGCGGGGGTGGCGGCTATGCGCCTTACGGGTCGAGCAACCTCCCCGGTATCGAGGTGACCTACTACACATGGGATGGCGGTGCCTTGACCGAGAACGTGGTCAGCGACTACATGTCCGATGTGGACGATTCGTGGGAGACGGTGACGGCGGTGGTCGATCCCGATCACGATCAGATCGTGCGGGTCAAATTCGCGAACCGTTCCAAGGTGCCGACCAGCCTGTGCTGGATCGATAATCTGCTCGCGGCATAATAAGGGACGATCATGGCAACGCTCTATTGGGACTTGGAAAATGGGGTGGACGCGCCCGGTGGCGGAACCGGAGTGGACGATCCGCTACTGACGTGGGCGCAGATCAAGACGGAGTTGGGAGGTGTGCCCACGGCGGGGGACGAAATCCGCATCCTCGGTTCCCAGCTCGACGGGTCGCAGTCGCCGGGTGGCGGCAATGCGGTCTATACGAAGGATCAGGGCTATATCGAAGTCCCGACCGATCTCGAAAATCCGGGAGACTTCGTGGACGGCTTGGGCCTCATCGGTCCCGACGGTCGGCTCTACATCGTCAAGTCTCAATCCATCGTCGCGAACGGTCGGATCGCGATCTACGGGCGGTACGTCGGCGAGACCGAATCCGAGGACGTGAGCGATACCGGCGCGGGTTACGTGCGGGTTGTTACCCCGGTCGATGCAGCCGGGAGGGTGATCGGCACGGATGCCTTCAGCGGATCGAGCGGCAACCCGGCCCTGATTACGGGTGGGTGGTACGACTCCGGCGGGGGGACTCCGGCGCAAGAGACGGTGAATGGCCGGACGGTCCCGACGCTGTTGCTGACGAATGACGAGGACAACGATTTTTGGGCACCTTCCTCGGCGGTTTCCTATGTGACCTTCCGCGACATTGCGTTCGGGCTTCCCCTTTCGGGTACGCCGGGCGGGCATACGGTTTCCCTCGGCAACGCGCCGGAGTCGGATAACGTCACCCTCCAGAATTGCCATGCCTACGGGTTGCACGCTCTACTGGAGACGAAGGATGCGGATAGCTTCCTCCTCAACGAGTGCGCGGCGCACGGGATGTACGGTCTGCTCTCGACCGGGAATCTTCTGAATCTCGGATCGACGGACGCCGATCATACCATCGACGGTTTGACGATCTCGAATTGCCGGGGGCAGGATGCGGGGCTGGCCGCGATCAATTATCTCGACCGCCTGCCCGCCATCGACTACGACCTGAAGGTCACCGATTGCGTGGTGACGGACAATGGCTACGGCAGCCAGACGTTCGGCGTGGTTTCGGTGATCGGCGGAAATTTCCGAGGCTTCGAGTGGGAGAATATCCGGGGCGTGGGTTGCGGCGGTGTCGCATTCGTCCCCGAGGCGATTTTGATGCCGCGCTCATCTTCGAGTGTGGAGAACCGGATCGCCGACATCGACCTGTACGACATCGAATCCTTCTTCATCGGCGGATTCGGCATTGTGGTCTTCCAAGGGTCCGAGAAGCTGCGCATCGACAACGTGCAAGTGGACATGGCCGAGGGCGAGGCGGGGGCGGTGGTGCTGTCCCTCGATCCGAGCCGGTGCCGTGGCCCGGTCCCCATCGTCAATCTTCAGATCGCTCAGCGGCTTCTGACATCGGATGCGACGATCAGCTGGTCGGGGGTGGGGGACGCGATGCTGATCGACTGCTCCATCGACGATCCCCTGATCGATACCGATATTCTGCTCTTCAATATCGTGGCCTTGGGAACCACGCTCCAGCGGGACAGCGAGAGCCGCTTGCGGTTTATCTACACCGACGGGGTGACCGCTCTGCCGGGCGCAGAGAAACAGATTGTTGCGGCCTACGACGAAACGACCGAGCTGTACCAGATGGCCGGGTACGTCGAACCCGATCCCTCCACGAAGTTGAGCTTGGACCACTCGGCGCGGATCGAGCAGTATTCGACCGACGACGACGCGGCGGTCTACTTCGACATTCCCCTCGGCGCGGGTCAGCGTGCGGTTACGGCCATGATCCGCAAGAACAGCGCGGGGGGTGGATACGCCGCTTACGGATCGAGCAACCCGCCCGGTATCGAGGTGACCTACTTCACATGGGACGACGGTGCTCTGACCGAGCATACCGTCAGCGACTACATTTCCGACGTGGACGATACGTGGGAGGGCGTGACGGTCGAAGTCGAGCCGGACCACGATCAGGTAATCCGGGTCAAATTCGCGAACCGCTCGAAGGTGGCGACCAGCCTGTGCTGGATCGACAACCTCCTCGCGGCGTAACAGTCAACGCACAGTCGGTAAGGGAGAAACATCATGGCAGTGCATTTCAAAAGCCACCAGCCGGGGGTCAACGTCAAGGGACTCAAAGTTTCCTTCACCCCGACGCAGATCGTGGTGAGCGAGGGCATCTTGACCCTGCGTGGACAGCGCATCCGGGTCGCCCGCCAAGGCTTCCGGGTCAGCCCGAGCGATCTCGACCGAACCTTCAGCGGCTACGTGCTGGCGAACGGTGTGGTCTCGATGAGCGAGGGGTGGGGTCTCAACCGCCCGCAGCCGCCCCGAGGGGTGGTCTACAAGCTCTTCTCCGGGTCGCTCGAAAAGGGCAAGGCTCTTCAGGGGGGCGAGTGGTACGTCCGGGCCGAGGGGGTGGGACGGGACGTGGACTCCGGGCTTCCCGCCGATACTCCGGCGATGCAGGCCGCCCAACCCAAGAAGAAGTCCAAGAAACGGCCCCCGCCGCTCACGGAATTGCCGCAGGAGAAGCCCGAGACGGAAACCGAGGGGGAGAGTGCCCCCGAGACGCCCGAGACGCCACAGGAGCCGGATACGTCTCCCAGCGTGCCGGAAACGCCCGAGGTGGAGACCCCGGAAACGGAGAACGAGGACGCCGATGAAGAGGCCGAAGAGGAAGCCGCCGAGGAAGACGGTGAGCTCGAAGAAGAGGCCGAAGAGGAAGAGGCCGACGAAGAGACCTTCCGGGCCGACGTGTTCGCCGCCATCGGGAAGTGTCTGAAGGCGAAGGATACGGTGAGCTCCGGTGCCCCGACCGTGGCCGCTCTCCGCGATGCCCTCGAAGCCGCCGGGTACGACGATCTCGAAGTGGACTCCGAGTTCCGAGACGAGTGGTACGAAACCTACGAGGCGGCCAACAGCGAAAGGAGTGCATGATGTCGGGTGACTTCATCGACCCACAGATTCCGGTTGGAGGCGTCAAGCCCTCGGATATTATCTTCTACATCGAATACAAGCGGATCGGCGAGACGGTTCCGGGTTCTCCGCTCCCCCCGATGGATATGAACATCGCGAGTGCGAAGTATGACGGGCCGCTGCCCGCCACCCGCGACACGCTGAAGCAATTTCTGACCGAAAAGGGGATGGTCGAGTGGACGCCGACGTGGGACGGGAAGGCTCCGGCCTTCAGCTTCCTCTCGCCCCCGGCGGTCGAGGCCAACCTGCTCTCGCTCAACGCGCAGCAATGAACGGCGAGATGGCGACGAAGCTCTTTTTCATCCGGATCAGCCGGGTCAGGAGGGGCCACTCCGAGCAGATTCCCTCGGTGGACATGGAGGTCGTGTCCGAAGAGTACGACGGGGAGTTCCCGGTGACCGAGGCGACGGTGACCGCGTTTCTGGAGGGGAAGGGGCTGACCCCCTTCGATCCCCTCGATCCGAAGCCGGACACCTACAAGTTCCTGTCCGAGGGGGCGATGGAGTTGAACATCGCGTCCCTCAATAGCTCATCGGCCAAGCTGCCGAAGGAGTAACGACACCCTCACCTCGGGGTGGGGGTGTCCGCCACCTACCAGCGGTAGAGCGTGGTTCAAAAAGGCTTCCGGGGTGCCCGTCTGACGAAACCCCGGTTCAAAGGAAGTGCCGATGAAGTGGCAGACGAAGACGACAATCGGGTGCCTGATCTTCATGGTCCTGACGACAATGTATTATGCGACTTGTCATTGCGACGGGGAGCAGAATGGAGCCGAGCATGAACAGAGCGGACAAGTTGATCGAACGGGAGTTGAAGGGGACGCGGAATCCCCTGAATGAAGCCACGAGCGATCTGCGCTCCGGCGTGTCCGTGAGGTCCGATGCGGCTCCCGTGGACATCGAGCTCAAGATGGTCCTGTGCCAGTACAGCGCGGGGCGGAAGTGGTCGATCCGTTGCAAGATGGAGGGAGCGTCCGGATACGGCCCGATGTCCTGCGGCGGTCCGATGCGCTGCTACGAAAAGCAGCTCCCCTATTCGAGCAACGAGCCGCTGACCCCGGAGCAGAAGGCCGAGGTCGAGATGCAGATGCAGGCGATGGCCCGCGAGCTGAAGCCGAAGATTATGGCCCTTATCGAACAGCTCGATCAGTCGGTCGAGAAGTTGATGGGCGAGAGCGACTTCAAGCCCGTTTACTGATTCATGCTTTTCGGAATCGACTACGATGGGACGTGGACCGAAGCCCCCGAGCTCTTCAAGTGGTTTGTGGGGATGGTTCGGTCACACGGCCACGATGCGGTGGTGGTAACCCGGCGCGGCGATCCCGGCGATCCGGGCTTCGAGGCCCAACCCGTCAAGGATGAGATCGACGGCCTGTGCCCCATCGTCTTCTGCGGCCAGCGGCGCAATGACAAGGCCGCTGCCGATGCGGGATACGAGGTGGATATTTGGATCGACGATCACCCCCATCTCATAACGAACGATCTACCCGAGGTGAGCGAGCGGAATGAGGTGCATTGGGGGAATAAGGATTCCGAGAATCCGCAAGAAACCGATGTCATTAACTACCACATCTCGCAGCTTCGGAATTACTTGAAGCGTGCGGGGTTGGGATGGCTCTCCGATCAGTTGTGGCGCGTTCATGTGTGGAGGAAGCCCCCCATACATCTCGGTGCGCCCCCGTCGGCGGTTGCGGCTTTCGATAGGACGTTCGGACAATTTGCGATCTACGCGGACAACTTCTTGGAGCACAGGGGCGGGGTGATTCGGATTCGCGAAGCCGAGAAGGATTCGCTGTTTCACGAGCTCGCGCACTATGTGTGGGGTCGCCACCTCTCCGGTGAAGCGCGGGTGTGGTATAGGGAAGAGTGGAAGAAGTCGAATCAGTTTGTCTCGTCCTATGCCAAGAGCGACCACGAGGAAGATTTCGCCGAGAATTTCATGCACTTCGTTTCGCCCAAGGGGAAGAAGTTGCCCCCGGAAGCGGCGAATCGGTTTATGGCCGCGATCCAGAACAACCCCCTACCGGAGAGTGAGATGAGCCGAGCCGACGAATTGATCGAGCAGGAGGTGACCGAGGCGGGGAAGACGAAGAAGAGCAAGTACGACGACACGATATAGGAGCGGATGATGCCGGGAAGCGCAGGCTATGAGTATTGGGCGAAGATTACGAATGTGGTTGACGCCGATACCTTCGACGCCGATGTCGATCTCGGTTTCTATGTGACGGTTCACATGCGCTTCCGTCTGAATGCCTACGATGCCCCGGAGACGTGGCGTCCGGTCAACGAAGCGGAGCGCACTCACGGGGAAGCGGCGAAGGCCCATGCGGTCAACCTGCTACTCGGAAACAAGATGAAGGTTCGGACCTACAAGCCCGGCAAGTACGGGCGGTGGACGTGCGACGTGATCCTGCCGACCGGCAAGGACTACGGGGAGCACATGATCGAGTCCGGATTCGCCAAGCGCGAGAATTATTGATCCCGGTGCGCTGCGATGCCACCGGCTGAAATCGTCAACGAGCGGGAGGGCTTCCAAATGGCTGTCACTTGAACAGGAGACAAGTCATGGGAAAGCCGAAATCCCGAAAGCGTAAAGGCCCGAAGAGTACGAGGGGCCGGAATATGGGCGCACCGCAGAAGATGGAGTGCTTCGGCAAGCGGGTCCGGATGTCGGTCCGCGAGCGTCGAGAGCTCCAGTCGGAGATCGAGGCGTTGGAAGAGTTGGGTCTTCCAGTGTCAGGCCGACGGCGGGTGCGGATGAATACGTGGTTGTAGCAGGACGTTTCTCTACTTCCTCCTAGGACCGGGGAGGGGCGGTTACACGAAAGCCGTTTCCCTCCCCGGTCCGCCCCGTAAATCACGAAAGCGAGATTCACGATGTCGAAACCGAAAATCGAAGAAGCCCGAGTCAAGCCGACCGAGTTGATGAAGCTCTTCAAGATCGACGACCCGACGGCGAAGAAGGTCGCTCAGCTGATGCAGAAGCGTGGCGGCGGTCGGCAGATCGAGAAGGTGCTGGATGAGATCAACGAGCTCATCGGCGGTTACGGCGTCGAGGCGATCACCAGCCCGGACGTTTCGCTTGACGACTACCCCGGCGGTGTCGATGGACGCTATTGGGGCGCGAATGCGGGGCAGGGGGTTGTCGCAATGTACGTCAATTTCGGGGACACCTACGATACGACCGTGGTGTTTTCCCCGACCGAGAACAAGTTCCTCCTCACCTCGTGGGGAGATATGGTCCAGTGGGCCGAGAACAAACACGGATGGACCTTCGAGTCCGTCGAGGATGGAGAATCGGATTTGACCGAGGCAACGACGGTGACCTTCAATTTCGGGAGTCCGGGCGACGCCAAGGAATTTCTCGACGACATCAAAACCGACGGCAAGGATGCGACCGGCTTCAAGAAGGGGTCGGTGAAGGGGAAGTCCGCGATCCTTACCTTCAGCAGCCCGTCCGGCGCGGGTACGGCGAAGAATAACTACGCCAGTGCCTACACCTCGTTCAAGGGTGTGACCGAGGTCGTGGAGGATGAGGACGATGTGACCGAGGCGAAGTCCACGGTCAAGGTTTCGGTCCCCATCAAGAAGTTGCTGTCCGATCTGATCGGGTCGGTTTACCAGCGGTACGATCCCGAGACGGTGATCGAACGCCTTTACCAGAACAGCCGACACCTGACGGATTACACGATCCGGGGGTCGAACGTGGAGCTGGTCTTCAACCTCGACCGGGTGTGGAAGGACTCGATGATGAGCGGCGTGTTTCCGCAGGACTTCACGATGGACGATGCCGAAGAGGAGTTGCGGCGAGACCCGGCCAACGAGCTGATCGGCGCGTCCCGTGCTGTGATTAAAGACATGACCCGCAATCCCGGCGATTACGGGTACCACCCGTCTGAGAGTGGGGATGCGCCCGCGTCCTCCCTCGACGAAGCCGATGCGATGATCGAGCGGGCGATGAAGGGTGAGCCGATCTTCGAGGCGGCGATGCCGAAGACGATTGGGAAGATTTTCAAGAACGAAGAGGGTGCTACCCGCGATGTCTACACCGTTACTTTGAATCCAAAGTTTCATCGGCTCGCCCCGATGGATACGGTTCATGCGGTGGAGTTTGTACTCGAACACGCGGGTCGGATCATCTCGTATGATCTTGGACCGATTCGGCTCCGCAACCTCCAAAACGATACGGAGATTGAGTGGAAGGATGTACCGTCCGACTTCCAGAGGGCGATTTTGCATGACAAAACGATTATGAGTAAGTGGGCGCAGGACACTTACGGTGAGGCGATAGGTGAGGAGACCGAGCGGGACACGAAGCGTAAGGCGTGGATGGACAAGATTTGGTCCAAGATGCCGGGCGAGTACAAGGGCAAGCACGGGGGGAAACCGGCGGTGCTGGTTCTGACTCCCAAGGGTGGCACAACGATTATGCCGCTGGCCGATATGAGCGACGCGCAGCTCCGCAAGTTGGCCGGTGTCAAGGAGCATACCGAGATCGAAGAGTGGGATGCGCGGGTGACGTGGCGGTTGGGCCGTGTTCAGGAGATCGAGGAACAGGGCGCGAGGTGGTCGGCACAGGTGAAGACGAAGTGGACCCCGCCCAAGGGTCTGTTTACCCGGTCGGCCAAGGAGGTCGCCACGGTTCTTCACAACCAAAGCGAAAGTCTGAAGCAGGCGATGAGCCGCTTGAATTTCTACATCAACCGTGCCGGGTCCAACCTCTCGATGGGCCGCAAGCGTGCGCTGAACAACGCCAAGCCGATGCTCCGGCAGATGTTCGGCGAGGTGATGCAGTTGGATCGCATCGATCTCGCCATCGAGGAAGCCCGTGAGGGTAGTGCGTACCCGGCGGCGGCCTACCTGCTCGATGAGACGATGCAGTGGCCGCTGACGATGGGGCCGACGATCAGTTTCAAGCAGGTCAAGGGCGATCAGTTCGCCGATGAGTTGCAGCCGACGACCGACGAGGTGGTCCGCAAGGCTCTCGAAGGTGCGGGGCTGAAAGACCCCCGGACATGGATGGAGCAGATCAAGGTCGATGCGGACAAGGGCTTGGTTCACATGATGGACTTCGATGCGTCCGCTGGGATCGACCCGATGATTATCTCGTGGGATGGTATGCAGTTCGTGACGAATTTCGCGAGCGGCATTTCCGAGACGGTGATGTCCACGGGATTCGCGGCGGCTCCAATGCCGGTCGGCCATGGGACGATTAAGATGTACCCCCACATGATCGCCGGGATGGACATCCAGTCGGTGATGATGGGGCAGGACGACGAAGAAGACGATGACGACGAAGAGGTCGATGTCGATTGGGATGAGTTGCCCGAGGTGACCGAGGCCAGCGTCGCCGCATTCGTGGACGATCTGATGTCGGGGAAGATGAAGGTCGATACCAGCTACGGGAAGAAGAGTCGCGAAGGCATCATGTCGATGCTGCGTGGTGGGGGCGACCCCGAGACCGTGGCTGGTGCGCTCTGGCCGACCGCCGCCGACGATCACGAGAAGATGGTCAGTACCCCGTGGGGTAAGAAGCGGTGGGCCGGTCTGGTCGATCTGGTCAAACGGATTCGCAAGATGAAGGGCGAGCGGGTCGAGGAAGCATCCAAACCCGCTTCGGTCATGGCGGTCTATCGGAAGGGTGGTGAGATCACCGTTACCGGGAAGACGAAGAACCGGCACGGGGCGTACAACGCCGTGGCGATCCCGACCACGATCAAAAAGGGTACGTCTCAGGTTCCCGTCGTGGTTGGCGACGAGAGCAACACGATCCCGAGCAATGCCAAGGCGATGAATTGGGAAGACCTGACCCCCGAACAGCAGAAGATCGCCGTCGCCGCGCTCGCCAACCCCGGCACCTATCAGTACGAGGCGGTTGAGGAATTTCGTACCTCTCGGGAGCCGAAGCGTCTAACGCAGCGACAAAAAGAGAAGATTGCCTCAGCCGCGAGATTGTACTTCGGGAAAACAGGTGTGCGGCGGCGGGGTGATGTCGAAGACTGGATCAGAGATGAGGCGTCCAATCGCTACGGTGCTTGGACGATAAACCCCAGCGAGGTTTACGACATCCTCTCGATGATTGACATGAAGGCTCTGGAGTCGGTGGAAGAGGAAGCGCAAGGCTTCGATGTGGGGACGCTGAAGAAGATCGCCGCCGGGGAGGTGGTTCACGACGGCCTCGACAAGAAGGTGGCCGCGAACGTGCTGACGGTTTACGGCAACCTCTCCGCATCCGATCAGAAGAAGTATCTGGCCCTGCCCCTCGATCAGTTGGTCAGGGTCACCGGGACCGCCATGAAGCGGCTCGGAGAAGCGGAGCTGAAGAGCGCGGACCCCTCGTATGGATACGATGCCGTCAAAGCGTTTTTGAAGCAGCAGGGCATCTCGGGATCGAAGGGCAAGGGATATGATTGGGCGTTCGAGCACGGTCAGCTCTGGATCATTGGCCCGAACGGGGGGCAGTGGAGTGTGGTGGACGCTTCGGGCGGACCGGCTGTTGACGGCTTTGATTTCGAGACGGTCACCGAACCCAAGGAGTCCACCCGGAAGCTGGGCCTGACCCTGAAGGAGTTCAAGATCGCCAATAACTGCCCGACCCCGCAGCATGGGGGCGGCGGCCACGGCGGTCTGATGAACCGCATCCAGCGGGGCGAGAAGGACATTCCGGCTTCAGCAGCGGGTGGATCGCTCGATAAGCCGAAGACCGGTTTACTGGCGGGCAAAGCGGGAGTTTGATTGACACGAACCGGGGTTTCGTGATCGACAAACCCCGTTGTGTTCAATGTGTGACCCTCAATGTTCGGAGCTCCGATACTACCGAACCCGAAGTATCGGAGCTTCGGGCGTAAGTATCGGAGCTCCGGTATTAAAGCAAAGCGCGGAATCTTTAATTACGCATCGTGCAATTAAAATACCTTTAATTCTCGAAACCCCGGAAACGTGAAACAACGATGAGCGACTACTCCGCTGACAGCCTGATTCAGAAGGTCATGGACGGGGCGCACCCCGCCGACATGGTTGAAGCCTGCCTCGTTGGCGACTACGAGGACGGGGGCTTCTCCGGGCTGTTGATCGGGTTCATGCAGTCGCACGGGGTGCGGATGTTCCGCAACGAACGGTTTCAACCGAAGCGCGGCCATTCAACCTTCATTACGGAGTGCGTGAACGGCCAGCGTCGGCATTACAAGGTCCGGGTAGAGTCGGTGGACGGCCTGCCCTCGAAGGTCCGGGTGGAATGTATCACCACGGGCTATAAGAGAGTAGTCGAAGGCGACGCAGCGGAAATCTTCAAGCTGATCCGCCAGACGGTTCTCCCGGCAATCCAAGTCGAATACGCTGACCTGTCTGGAGAATCGTGATGGCGAATGGAAATGCCAACGGTAACGGGAAGTGGAAAGTGACTGAAGGATTCGCGAGATGGCTCCCGTTTATTTTCACGGTTCTCCTCGCTCTTATTGGTGGTGCGATGGCGTACTCCCGCAGCGATGCGGGGTTGAACAGCCGTGTCGGGTCGGTGGAGAAGGCGGTGGATAAGCTCGACGAGCAGGTCGAGAGTGCCGCCGCGAAGGCCGAGCGGCTTCGCCGGGAGAACGAAGAGGACCGTCATGCTCAGGGAACCGAGACGACGACCTTGAAGGTTAAGATCGACACGCAGAAGGAAAACGTGGATAAGTTGGTCAATCACGTAGACGGCCTGCGCATCGAGCAGACGCGGATCAGGACGGAAATGGAAACGATCAAGGAATCGGTGGGCGAGGTTCAAGAGGACGTGAAGGAGATTGGCCGATCCGTCCGGAGAATCGAGCAGGCCGTACAACGGCAAGGAGATCATCCATGAGCAGCAGGGTATTTCGCAGTCTCGAACCCGAGCGGGCGAAGCTCCTGTTCAGCTTCGTCGAGAGTGAGCGTCCGACCGCCTTGCGGGTGGGGCAGGTGCTCCGCGAGGACCGCACGGGCGTACCGAACGTCCTGCTCTCGATGGTCAAGAACGGAGTGGTGATAAACGGGACCGCCGTGGTCGATGAGGATACCGGCGAGGCGGGCGACGATGCGGAGACCGCTTTCGAGTTTACTTTGGCCGAAACGTCGGTGCTGCCATTCAGCGTTCGGATCAGTACGGATGTGGGTGGCGAGACCGTGGTGGCCGAGGATCGGGGGACCGGCAAGCTCTACATCGGCGAAGATGAAGTCGGGACTATCGACTACTATACCGGGGATGCGGCGATCACCTACCCCGCCGCCCCCGACAATCTGGCCGCGATTCTGGTTTCTTACAGCTACCAAGACGCGATTCCACTTCGCGGCGTTTTCGCGGTTGCTCCGGCGACCGGCGACCAATACTTCCCGCCCATCGGGTTCTGGGAGGAGGTCAAGTTTTTTGCTTACGCCGATCAGGTTGTGGAGTCGTTCGCGGAAGTGGACGAAGATGTGTTCTCCGGGGCGCAAGTCCCATAACCTGATCGGGGGGCGGCGGGCCGTAACCGACAACCTCGGCATGGATGCCTTGGTGCTCTACCATGATGGACGCAGCAGTGGTCGTTACTCCCTCGGCTCGTAAGCCCCCCGTACCCCGACAGTGAATCGCCCGGAGTGGCCGGGCAACCACGAGTAGCTCCTCGTCGCAGCCGTTCAATGCGAGGGGCGGTTATCATAATCGTTCAACGTGACGAACGAAAGGAGACAAGAGAATGGCTGAAAGATTTCTGGGAATGCGCCCGAACGAAGGTCAGGACCTCATCATCAATCTGGAAGAGAATCAGCTCCCGGTTTCTCTTCGGATGGGGCCGCAGTCCTTCGAGGAGGATGATACGAACGACGCTTCGATCCTCCTGAAGATTACGAACACGCTCGACGACGGGACCGTGGAGCAAGTCAACGGTACGCTGGTCGAGGACGAAGACACGACCAAGGCCGGTGCCGTCGGTGGCGACAAAGCCGCCTTTTCTGGTACGCTGGCGACCGTGGCGGGTGACGCCACCTACGCCGTGATTCCCGGCACCGTGAACATTCACACGCTGGCCGAATCCGACGATGAGGTGATCTCGCTGGAAGACACCTACGGCGACGGCGTGCTGTACGATGAGGATGGCAACGAGGCCGGGTCCATCAGCTACTTTACGAGCGCGTGGAGCGGCACGTTCAGCAAGAATGTGAAGGCTTCCGAGGCCATCGACGCGACGTTCTATTGGACCACCGAGATTCCGCTGAACGGACGCGTAACGCTGATCCCGACCGATGCCGACACCCGCCTGCCGATTCTGCCGCGCTGGGGCCGTCTGAGTATTCAGGGCTTCGTGGACGTGGCGAAGGCCATCGCGGTCGAGGCGCAGATCACCGACGACAGCTCGGGCATCAATTAACCGCTCACCGGGGGGCTGACTCACCTTGGCCCCCCGGCCTCTCAACGAAAGGAGTGATCCTATGCTGCGAACAGCGGATCAGATGATCGATAAAGTGCTGGCGGGGGACGCTCCGGCGAGTGTGATCGAGCGGGCGCACGAGTCCGAGGAGACCGAACCCGATAACGTCGCGTCGGCGAAGAAGATGGTCAAAAACATGGGGAAAGACCCCGACTCGCCGGAAGGCAAGAAGCTCATCGCCAAGTTTGCCCGCAACGTGGACAAGTTCAAAAAGGAAAGCCGCTCGAAGACCGAGGGACAGATGACGCTGATCTCGAAGGTGCCGAGTCGGATCACAAAGGCGGTGGACATGCTTCTCGCCAAGAACGATTACGTCGAGGTGCTGCTTGGGATCAATAACTGGATCGAGAAGCAGGCCGCGCATCTGCGGGCCATCGGCGATCCGGAGGCCGATGCGCTGGACGCCTTCGGCGACCGGCTGAACATGGTCATTGACCAAGCCCCCAATCTGTAAGTTGATCCATCGGTGCGTCCGGCAGAGACGACGACAACCTCCTCTTCCTGTTGGACGCACCGATTTTCTACTGCGAGGAACGATGAACGCAAACGACTTGATCCAAGAGGTGTTGAACGGCTGTGCCCCGGATCAGGTAGTGGCCCGTCTGTACGAGAAGCGGCAGAAGTCGGCCAAGCCGAGGATTTACTACCACGGTACGAGTGAGACGGCGTGGGAGCACATCAAACGTGCGGGCGGTCTCGATCCCGATGCCGAACCGATCTGGACCGATGAGGAAGATGAGGGTGTGCGGGGAACGGTTTCCCGCCAAAACCTGACCACGTTCGGAGGGGTGTACTTCACGCCCCAGATGGAGAAGGCCGGTAACGCCGGTTCCCGGTCGAAGGTTCGGTACGGCGATGATCGGCAGGTGATTATCGTGGCGCAGATTCAGCCGCGATCCGCCTTCCTCGACGAAGACGTGGTGTCCCCGCTGGTGGTCAAGGCGGCGGACTATGCGATCCGAACCACGGCGGATTACTACAGGTGGAAGGACGATCACGGGAGACGGCTCAACGAATGGGAGGCTCTCGGTTACTGGGTCGCCAGCTACCTCGACAACGAAGACCCCGGTGGGGGTGCGGAGTTTGCTCAGGATTTGTTCGACCGGCTCGATCAGTATGCCCGAGAGATCGAGGTGGAGCCGCCGTCGGACGCGCACCCGAAGTTGTATAATCTGTTGTGGCGGCTTTTCGAGTCGCACTTCGAGATCGAGGTTTTGCGGCAGGTTAGCCACACCCGGCAGCGTGCTTCAGACTATTTCTACGGCGGGATTTATGCCTATCACTATTGGGATCGTGTCGAGAACATGGGTTGGGATGTGAGCGAAGACGACTCGGAGTTGGAGCAGTTCATCAAGGACGAGCTGATTCCGGAGACCCGTTTGGATATTCCGTCCGCCGCTGAAGCGGAACGGGACTCGCGGGAGGGGATCGACCGCATGACCCGCCTGCTCAAGGGGCTGTCTCTCGGGAAGAGTCCGGACGGCGATCTCTCGATCCGGGTTCTGGACAAGATCGACTTCAGGGGCCGCAACAAGATTCTGGCCGTGATTGCATTCAGCTCTCCGCAACGGGGCGAGGTGATCTACGGCAAGCTTCCGTCGAAAGCGAAGAGCGACGCGAAGCAGTTGTTCAAGCAGGTGGTCGATCCGACCGAGATTCGACGCCGGAAGCGCGAGCCGGGTATCCCCCGACAAGCGCGTTTGTTTGGAGCGGCATGATGGGCGTGCGTGGACTCTACCAGCAGGCAACCAAGGTCGGCGATGAGCTGGCCGATTTCGTCTACGACTTCACCGAGGAGCTGATTGCCTACGAGGACTATCTCGGTACGATCCTCGCGGGGGGCTTCCGGGTTAAGCCGTCGGCGAACGCGCTCTCGATCAATGACCAGACGGCGAAGTGGAACAAACAGTACCAAGGGATCGGTGAAGCGATCCGACAGTGGCGCGATAACTTGGAGGGGGCGTGGAATGGCGACACCTTCGAGTTGCAGAATATGATCGACAAGGAGTTCGGGGCGATCTCGAAGAGGCAGCTCAGCGGGATCGAGGAGGACGAGATACGTACTTTCCACCCGAATGCTTATAAGCGGGGGGCGCAGTCCCATGATCGCGAGATCATGCGGGATGCCAAGCGGCTTTTGCGGATGCTGGATCAGGCGGTGACGTTTCTGAAGGGCTTCCACAAGGTCTGGGCAAAGGCTCCGCTGGAGGGGACGACGGCGTGGCTCCGTACTCAGGAGCTCGAATTACTCGAAGCGAAAATCGCGGACTACACCATGCTACGCAACGAGGCCAAAGCGATGATTGCATCCGGCTACCTCGATCTGGACCGGATGATAAACGACTTCAATAAAATTTTCCCGCCGCGCCTTGTGATGAAGGAGTCGGCGGACACCTTAATTCAGTGGGCGATCCATGGCGATCCCGTTGCGGTCGTCGAGTGGGTTTTTAGGGATAACTAGGAGCTCTTAATGCCCTACGAAAAGAAACGCAGTGGACGGAATCTTGAGTCTGCATCTCCCCGCGAGGTGGCGTCGATTCAGGTGGCGGGCATCGTCGGTTTTTTCACTGACGGTGTTCACGATGTGATCGAGGCGGTGGACGACAGCGAGCTCTCCGATACTCCCGCGAACGATGAGGATGTGGAGCCGATCTTCGTCGGCGACTTCACCCAACTTTGCCTCTATTGCAACTACGTCAAGGCAGGAAGCACGCGGGTCGCCGTCCAGCTCAAGGTTTCGTATAAAGAGGACGGCCCGTACTTTCCGGTCCCGTATACGAGTCCTCCTGCGGGCGGCGCGGTAAAGCTCAACGATATGATTTACCGCCGTGACGACAACGGACCGTTTCCTATTCCCCAGCCGAATTTCGGATTTCAGTGGCTGAAGGTATTCGTCTACGGACAGGGAAATCTGGCGGGAGCGAGTTGCGAGGTTCACGTTGCGCGGGGGTGGGGTAACTAATGAGCTACGCATTCAATCCGAATATCTCTTCTGACAACTGGAAGGGTGAGGTCCAAGAGCTTTACGATCCGACCGGAGGTCTGCCGACACCGGGCGCGGTGGGCGAGCAGTATATCGCATCGGCTACGGCGAACGGGTGGACGGAAAATTATATCTACCAGTGGGACGGCGCGGTATGGGTCGAGATCGTTCCGGCAGGTGGGGATCAGGTACTTAACGACGATTCGGGTACGGTGCTGATTTTCGGGGGTGCGGGTTGGGAAGACTTTGGGACGGCGGTCAATCACAGCTCGCTGGCCGGTCTTGCCAATGACGACCATCCTCAGTACCACGACGATACCCGCGCCGACTTGCTTTATTTCCGGCAGCCCGTGCTCTACCAGAAGCCCGAGGTGGATCAGGTTGCGTTCGAGGAGCGCAGCACGGTCACCTGCGGCGTTGGGCAGGACTACGAGACATTCAAGTCCGCTGTCGATGCGTTGAACGCGAAGGGCGGCGGAACGATTTACCTCACCGATGCTTCGATGGCATTCGGTGATGATGATCTCAATCTGTCGCAGATCATCCTCGCATCGACGGTCCCGAACGCTGTTGCGCCGCCCTATTTGCTGATGAATGGGAACGGCCACGTCGTCGGAAGTGTGTGTCGTTTGGTCAGCGTGCGCCTCGTGCTGGCGGGCGATGCGGGAGCGAACGCTTATATCTTTGCCGACGATGCGGCCAAGGTTGTGTTTCTGAACGAGCTCTCCATTGTCGGTGGCGACACCTTCGTTGCGGGGAACGCGGGCCAGTCCATTTTTCAGCAGGACGGCCAAGGCCACACGCACATCGTCGCGTTGAACAACATTTCGATCCTCGATCCGCTTTTGGCTCAGGACGCAACGCGGACCTTGATCCCGGCTGGTACGTCGAAGCTGGAGTTGTTCGCGTGGAACCATTCTGCGGTTGGGGGGAACCTGACCGACCTGAATAATTACTACTACGAGCCGAGCGTCGCGTTTATCAACGGCCCGCCCGACATCGGTAAAGCCGGGAATACGGCGGACAAGGTAAGGTACGATGCGAGTAATAGCGTTGCGGACAAGCTCGACGCGCTCGAAGACGGGAAGATCGACGAGGTATCCGGAGCGGATGGAGAGATTCCACTGTTCACGGCTGCGGGCCAGCTCGTAAGTAGTGGGGAGACCCCGGCGGACTTCGCGGATGCCTCGCATACTCACCCGGCCTCCGAGGTTACCGACTTCGATACCGAGGTGGAGAACAACACCGAGGTAACGGCGAACACGACGCATCGCGGATTGACCAACAATCCCCATTCGGTGACCAAGACGCAGGTCAGTCTGGGGAACGTGACCGACGATGCGCAGCTCAAGCGTGCGGCCAACGACTTCTCGTCGTTCGATCAGAAGGACGATCCGGACGAATCCGATCTGCTCTTGATCGAGGATCAGGACGATAGCGGTGCGAAGAAGTATGTAGCTATCGAAGACTTGCCGATGGGCTGGCATCTCGAAGATGCGTCCGAAGGCGAGTCTCAAACATCGAGTAATACGTGGCAGCAGAAATTGAGGCTGTCTACGGGAGCGATTCCCGCTGGTCGTTATCGCATCGGCTGGTACTTCGAGACCGATGTCAACAATACGCAAACCGATGTGACCGAAGCTCGTGTGCAGGTTGACGATACGGATACGCTGGCAAGCATCGAGAATGCCGCGCATTTCGATAGCACATCGTCGATGAAGGGCGATTGGCATCCGTGCGGCGGCTTTGCTTATGTCGATTTGGATGAAGATTCTCACGACATCGACATCGATTATCGAGCGAACACCAGCCCGAATGTCATCGCATATATTCGTAGAGCACGTTTGGAAATTCATCGTGTAACTGTCGAAGCCGCAGGAGTGCCGACCTAATGTCGTATGTGCACATCAAGACGAAATCCGCTCCGATCAATCTGGTTCGCCTGAAAGCGGAGATCAACGCGGATGCGGGTATCCCGAAGGCGATTGAGGAGCTGGTTTGGAACGAACCGGATGTGCTGGAATGCACGTTCGATGAAAATTTGCTTGGCCCCGAAGAGGCTCAGCTGGATGTCGTTCTGGCGGCACACGACGGCACTCCCCTCCCGGAGTGGTATGTGTATTGTCTGGCGTGTGCGGAGCTCGGTAGGGTGGCCGCGCTGGAGGCACCGACATCCTGCCCGACATGCGGAAGCGGTGAAGTGGTCCTGCGCGATCTTCCGCACGGCGAGACCGTGCTCGGGGTTCTGGAGGATTTGAAGCTGTCCGAGACGGTGATTATCGACGCGGAGGCTCCCGAAGGGGTGTGCGCGATGTCGCGGGTGCAATTCACGGATGGCATCCCCTATATCCCTCTTCCGCCCGGTGTGGACACCACGCTATCTTTTTCCCGGTCGTATCCGTTGAAGGCGGATCGGAATTTTCCCGTCGATTTCAACTTCGGGTACTGTCCGGGAGACGATCAGCTGGGGAATGTGCTGTGGGAGTTCGAGTATGGCTATGTGGAGCCGGGGACGGTTGTGGGGGAAGGCATGTATACGGGCGGTCCCTTATCTTACGCTTTTCCCGCACAGGGCATTCCACAGGGCATGATGTACCATCCCCCGCGTCACCCTTCGTTTCCGGAGGCAGGCTCGGGCTTTGTGGTGCCGGGGGCTACCGGAAGATTCGGCGTCTCGATCAGGTTGCGGCGCAAGGGTTCGTCGGCTGGTGACACCTATCCGGGTACGATCCAATATCGAGGTACGGCCTTGATGTTCTATTGGGATGTTCTGGGAGTTAAGTGATGAAAACGATCCCGATGGGCGAGGATTGGGCCGCTGGAGCGATTCAGGCGGTGATCGAGGGTAAAGACCCGTCCGAGGTGGTTTCGACGCTGTACGGCCCGCGTCAGGGACGATTCGAGGAGGTTTCAGCCGGTGGTAAGGGCATGGAAGAAGCAAAAAACCGCTACAAGGACCGGATCAAGGCTCTCCCCACGTGGGTAAAAATCAAGGAGATCGTCCAGAAGGGGCGGAAGATGTTCCAGTTGATCCGTACTGATCTGCCCCCGAAGAGTCCCCGGACGCCGATCCTCGGTCTCTTTACGAATCGGGAGGCTGCGGTGGACCGGGCGTGGCGGTGGTACGGCGAGGTGACGACCTATGCTGTCTCCCGGTGACCTGATCCAACAGGTGATCGAGGGGGCTGACCCGGAACGGTTGGCCGAGGCGATTCTCACCGAGCGGAAACGCGCTCCATTGGTCGATGCCTTTCACGGCACTTCGTACTTGCGGTGGCAAGACATCAAACGTAACGGCCTGAAACCATCATCTCCGAAGGTGTGGGGATTCAACAAGGGGCAGGTGGACGAGCCTTCGACGATTTCGGTGGGCGGGATTTATCTTTCCTCTTTCGAGTCGATGCGAAGGGCGAGCAAGTTCAATGCGTTTCATGCTGCCCTCAAAGCCCACCGAGCGGACAAGTCTTGGCCGGTGCTGATTCACGTTAGGATTCAACCCCGGCAGGCATCCGTGGACGAGGATGAGATCAAGGCACTTTTGCACGGCCAAATTTTTCTCGCGGTTCTCCGGGAGCAAGGCTTTCGCTTGAACGACCGGCCCGAGTATGGTGATTTGTGGGGCAGGTTTAATCGCGATAGCCGGTGGCGGAATAAAATTGAAACCCTCTTTGCGGTTCGTGCCATAAGCCGCTTCAGCGAAATTTTAGAGGGGCGAGGATATGCCGGGGAGGTCGATCCCCGGTTTTGGGATGCGCTTACTCCGGAGTTGATGGCGTTCTTCCGGGCCGAGCTGGGACGGCGGGTGGCGTTGGTTGACGAAGAAGCCGAAAAACCCTATCCCGAATTTGAGATCATGTGGGGCAATACCCCACCCCCCGATGTGCAGACGGCCAACGCCGCATGGCGAGATGCTATCGGCAAGGTCGGGGATCGGTTTCGCCGGTTTCAATCCGCCGACAAGGACTTGTTCGACAACTTCCGCTTCACCGAGCCTATCGACTTCAGGGGCCGCAACCGGATCGTCGGCGCGATTGGATACCCGCATAAGGTTTCACAAGGGGCGCACGGGTTGGAAACACACTGGACACCGATCTGGGGGAACACGAAAATGCTTGACCGGGTAGAGGATGTCCACGACGACGGGGAATCCTTTGCCGATAAAGTGACGGGTCGTGTGACGTGGGGATGAACGCCGATCAGCTCATAGCCCAAGTCCTCGAAGGGGCTGACCCGGAGAAGGTTGTCGTCGATCTCGTCGAGAAGCGGCAGAAGGCGGCGAAGACCGGCATCTTCTTCCACGGTACGAGCATGAAGCGGTGGAAGAAGATCAAGCGCAAGGGCTTCGATCCGGATGCCGACAAGATTTGGGCCGACCTGTCTCCGTCCGGTTCGGGTAAATCGAGCCTCGCTTCGTTTCCGGGTACGTACTTCACGCGGAACTTGTTGACGGCGCGGCAATCGGCGTGGAAGACGGCTGGCCGGGACAAGTCGAACGAGGTGATGGTCGTTGCCCGGCTGCAACCGCGATCCGCCTTCGTCGATGAAGACAACGTGAGGTTTGCCACGATTGATGCGGTGAGTTGGGGCGTGAAGGGGAATAATTCTCTCATGCTCATCGAAGCATGGGTGGACCACAAGTGGGGGAACGGGAAATTCGCGAACGAGGCGCGGGACCGCTTCGTCGAGGAGTCGGTGGACTACTTCAAGAAAAAGTTCGAGCGTCGGGACATGCACCCGGAGCTAGAGCGGGTCTTGACCGCGCACCTGAAGGAGATGTTTTGGGATTTCCTAGAGCGCGATGTCGCGTTCCTGCATCCCAATGATTTTCGCGAACGGTTTGCTCGCGCATTGTCGGGTAAACGTGCGGAGCGGGCCGGGATCGACCCCGAGCAGGTGAGCCTGTGGATCGAGGGGCCGAAGTTCCAGCCGGATCGCGTCGAGGCGCAGCGCGTGGCCCGTGCCAATCTGGAGCAGTTGACCCGCACGCTGCGGCAGTTGGCCGTGGCCGGGAACGAGAATGTCGTGAATATCCGCATGACCGAGCCGGTGGACTTCAAAGGGGCGAACCGGATCATCGCGGCGGTGGAGACCGTTCCGGTGGAGGAGACCGGGAAGGGTGACTTCAAGGTTACTCACTACTACGAGCGGGTGATCTTCGGGCGCATCCCTCCGGAGTTTGAACAGCAATACCGGGAGAAGGTGAACAGTCGCGGTATCCCGTGGCTCGCTGATCGGAAATGAGCGGTAAGCCGTACTACAAGGAGGTAGTCGATGCGCTGTGCTGGTGTAAAGAGAATGGGGTGCGTGTTGAGGCGTGCGGGACGAAAGGTGATCGAGCGTGTCGTGTCGTTTTTCATAGGGGACGACGACAACGACCCCTTCAATTTCGACGGGCTAGTTTTGTGGGCGCAGTAGTCGCCGCGAGACTGCATAAGGAGTTTCCCGATGAGTTCCATCCTGACCCTGAACACTCCGGAGAGCCGGGACACAACGACCCCGGTTGCTGACGTTGACCAGATTCAGATCGCGGGTCCGATTGAAATCGTCCCGACGACGCGGACCCTGACCTTCTACTACACGAAGGGGTATGTCTCCGGATCGCTCATCGAGATCGCCTTCACCTCGAATACGATTGAGGTGAAGAACGACGATTACGACGCGGTGATGGCGTCCGCTGTAGAGGGGGCCGACAACGTGTTCGAGAACCTGACCCGCGTGCTGCTCCAGTACCTCATCGACAAGAGCCTCGTCGGCGACGGAACGATCAACCCGTAATGAAGTCGATCCCGAAACATCCGTGGGAGATGAGCCTGCGGGAGTGGAAGGACGTGGATCGTGGCGGCTTTCCGAAGCATGTCAAGGCACGCGGCGGGAATATCCTGCTCTACCACCGGACGGGGAACGCCGAAGCCCTCTCGATTGCGAAGCGCGGTTTCGATCCATCGAAGAGCAAGTCACCACCCCGAGGCGCGATGTGGGCGGCGCGGGAACCGGAAGGGTACTCCGACTCGGGTGCCCTCGTGGTGTTTCAGGTGGACCCCGACGATCCCCTTGTGGAGTTGGTTGCGGGGAATCAGGCGATTGTCGGTCGGGAGATCGAGCCGAAGGACATCCTGCATGTCGATCCCTACTACGTGACCCCGCACGGGAAGCGGCTGCATCAGATGCGGAAGCCGAGCCGGTATCAGGATAGATATTGGCAGTGGTTTCAGGACCATCCCGAAGATCGGGAGGATGTGTGGAAGCTGCGGAGCGCGAAGAGTATGCGCGAGGTTACCGAGGGGATGATTCACCTCGTGGTCAACGGCAGCGATCCGAGTGAGGTGGTGGAAACGACAATCACCTCGAAGCAGATGGAAGGGAAGTCATGGAGGACTTCTTCTGGGAAGTGACGGTCAGTCACAACCTGCTAAAAGGTAGCGCGTTCATCCGTGGAACGCAGTACGGGGATGTCAAGAAGATCGACGAAAAGGAGTTGGTCGTGACGGTGTTCTCGCAGGAAAACCTGAGCGGGATCATCGACGAGCGAGCGTTCCACGTAACGTCAATGGTCAGAGTACGAAGGGAGAAACGACAATGAAAACGAAATGGCTATGGCTGGTAGCGATCCTCGCGTTCGCACTGGTCGGGTGTGTATCGGGTAACGACGACGATACCGCCGCGAACGACGACGACATTCCTCTCTGCGGAGCGGGAATGGAGCTCGTCGGCGACGATTGCGTTCCCGCGTGCGGGGACGGGCTGAAGTGGGATGTGGGCGAGGATGCCTGCGTTTCGGACTGCCCGGACGGCGAGGTGTTCGATAACGAGGCGGGCGAGTGCGTGGAGATCGTACAGTCCTTGTACGAATACTCGATCAGCTTCAATAACCCGCGTCCCCGTGGCGGTGAGTCCTTCCACGTCGGGGGCTGGGAGATCGACGCCTTCTGCCCGAATTGCATCGAGGAGGTGAGCGTTCAGGAAGCGGCGAACCGGGATGGGCTGTACTACTTCACCGGTCCGGACCTGTCGGCCAGCTCCGAGCGGCTGGTGCTGCATGGGGTGCATCCCTGCTTCGACGAGCTCCAGATCACGGTGACGCTGGAGAAGACGAAGACGCTCCAGTGGACCGTGGCGCGAAACGACATCCAATGCACCGACAAGTACGAGATGGACTGCGCCTACATTACGGACGAGTTTCTGTACGAGGCGGCGAGCCACTATCTGTCCAAGACCCCGAACGTGGATAGTTGCTGCGAGAAGTATCCGAATACGACGCAGGCGGTATGTCTGGCCTGCCCGGACTTCGATGCGAATAACTGCATGACGAACGAGTATGTGGGTCTGGTCGATGGGGAGTGCCTGTGCGTCGGACTCGACATGGAGCCGCGCAATTACGACGTGTCCGAGGTGGTCGAACCGCCAATTATCGAGGGTTACACCCGATGCAATGTCGATACGAACAACGATGGGTTGTTCAACGACTACTGCGTCTGCAACAACACGTACCTGCTTCTCTGCGAGTACGATCTGGACCCGACGCCCTACGATCCCCCGAATACGTGGGGGTATGGGGACGGCTGCGGATCGGCGTGCAACGATCATTGCGCGTGCGATCCGGGACAGTGAGGTTCCCATGAACCGGCGTCTGCAAACATTTTTGAGCTCCTTGGTAGTCGCCGCCGGGCTGGGGGTCTTCCCCCTATTCGCTCCCAGCCCGGCGGCTGCCGGGGAGACGGACGGCCTCTCCCTCGACAGGTGCTCCCCGGTTGTGGGGACGCTGCTTGCGGGGCGGTGGTACATGGATGCACGTCCCGAAGAAGGGAAGACGAAGGGTCTCAACCTCGAAGGGAAGGTCCATCTCAGCTTCGGTCTGACCTGTCCGCTGTATGCGTGGAAGCATTTCTCGCTGATCGGTTCCGGGTTCGCCGGAACGGTTGTGGACACCACAACGGTCATGCGGGACGAGTACGAGCAACCCGACTCGGTGAAGACGGACTCTCCACAGGTGGCGGGGTTGGCCGTCGGCGTCGATTACGAGTCGAAGGGGCAGCTCAGCCTTGGCGGCGCGTGGGAGACCGCGAAGAGCTTCCAGCGGCAGGAGTCCTATCTGGTCGTGCTGATGTACTCCACGACCTTCGAGAACATCGGAATCCTTCTCGGTAAGATCGCCGGAGAGAGCGATGAGTGACAAGGTTCGAGAGTTTTCTTCTACCCAAATAGACCTCCCTCTTCAAGTGGCTTCGCGGCTCAAACAATTATCGCGAGAAATACCCGATAGCGAGCTGTACGACACGGAAGAGGGGGGCTTTGGGCGTGAAGCGGATGCCCATGTCACGGTGAAGTTCGGTTTGCACACCGACGACTATCGGGAGGTGGAGAGAATCGTTTCCGGTTTCGGACCGATCCGGGTGAAATTCGGTCCGGTTCAGCTATTCAAGTCCGACGACTACGACGTGGTGTTCGTGAGCGTTGAGAGCGACGATCTTCAGAAGTTGAACAAGATGATCGCCGCAGGCACCGAAGTTACCGATACCCACCCTGTCTACAAGCCGCACGCGACGGTGGCCTACGTGCTCCCCGGCGAAGGGGCGAAGTACAAAGGCGACAAGTCCCTCGCGGGGCTGGAGATCGAGGTGGACGAAATAACCTTCTCGGGCAAGGACAGCTCGAAGGTGATGATCCCGACCAATGGCCGAAGGAGCGAACGAATGACGATTGCCAACGAATTGATCGAGCGCGTGGTGCGGGGGGAAACCCCGGAAGCCGTCGTGGAGTTCGCATGGGCGAGGAGTGGACCGGCGGACAAGGTGCTCGGGATGGACCTGTACCAGTTCATCATCAACGATGGCGACCTCTACCGTCAGATGACGATCCCGATCATCAAGAACCTGTTGACGAAGCGGGCGCGTGGCACCTTCGACGAAGCGAAGGCTCTGAAGGCGTGGCTCAATCTGGCCGATGCCGGAGCGAAGAAGTACGCCAAGGAGTTCGGTTACGAGCCGGGGTCTTCGCGCCCCGAAGTGGGGCCGAACATGGGCGGGTTTAACAAGAAGACCCGCGAGCTCGTCGCCAAGTCGCTGTGGGAATACTACGGCGACGATATGGATTTGGGAAATTACGACCACCTCCTGCCGAAGAAGTACCAGAAGAAATGAGTCGCGTCGATAGGTTGATCGAGCAGGAGTTGCGCGAGTTCGCCGCACCCCGTGGGATCGACAGACGAAAACGATACTACCACGGCACGTCTACCCGGAAGGCGGGGAAGGAGATCATCAAGTATGGTATCCAGCCGCCGGACCTGACGGACCGGAAGGGTTTCTTGAAGCCGGTTGAGGGGCGGGTCTATATCACCCCGAAGTTGAAGGAAGCTGTGATCTACACCCTCGGCGCGAACATGATCGGACAGGATATGTCGGGGATGATGTCGTTTCGAGGGAAGACGGATGTGTTTGGCTACCTGTTCGTGATCGAGGGTACGCAACTTGCGGACATCCAGCCGGACGAGGATGATGTGGGTCGTTTGCTCTCCGATGCGTTTGGTCTCGGAACCTTCATGGTTCAGCAGCGGTGGGGGTTGGATTACTCGAAGCCGATCAAGGATAAGTCTTTGTGGTGGCTTGCCGATCTGGCGAAACGGAATGTCGCCATTTCTCGGTTGAACAAGCTGCTCGGTGGCGAATATGCCTATTGGGCTTCGGTCGGGAAGCAGCTCCTGCGGAAAATGACAGACGAGCAGAAGTTAGCTCTGATTGACAAGGGCGCGAACGTGGCGAACGAGGGGCCGATCAAACCTCTCGAAGCGTGGCGGTTCGACAAGCGGCGTTCTCAGGAGTTGTCGCGTGATGCGGGCAACTTCTTCCAGATCGCAGAACAGATTAGGTGAGGTAACGATGCCCCCGGCAGCAGTCAAAAAAGGCGAGGAGAAGTTGTGGCGGTACGCCAAGCGGATCGCCCTCGCGATGCTGGGTCGGCGGGATGTCGATTGGAAAAAACCGAAAGAAGCGAATCCGGTCCTCACGAAAAACGATGCGTGGGGATTCGTGATGGATCGTTTCATGGCACTACGCAATGGCCGGATCAAGGCGCGGCATAAGCTAGAAGTAAACCGGGAGACAACGATGGAAGTGAAGGAAGCGACGATCAAGACGAAAGCCGGTAGCGAGGTGACCCTCATGGCCGGTCAGTTTGCGCTTCGCCCCGGACCGATGGGCGGCCACATGCCGGTCAAGGTGATCTCGGTCACAAACGGAACGGCGATTGTGGCGCATTTCGTGGATGGCAGGGTCGAGCAGATGGAGATCGCAGCCGATCAGTTGATGGGGTATCCCAATCAGGATTCGGCGCGTTCCGAAATTCAAGCCCTGTGGCCGTATCAGTACAAGTACCTTCTGGCCGCGAGCGACGTGCCGAACATCAACGAAGTGGCGCAGCCGAAAGACGTGGTTGCGGTCTACGATTCCGGCGAGGAGGATATGACCGGCGACCGCTATACCGTTATCCTCGGGGGCGATTGGGAGGATGCCGTCAACGACACTCCGATGATCGGGATCGGCGGGAGCCAGCGGTACGGTGCCCGTATCTCTTATGGCTTGCAGAGCGGGAGGGTCGGTTCGCACCTCGGGCGGAAAGTCAAATGGTCTGATCTCTCTTCCGACCAGCAGAAGGTCGTCGTGAAGTTCCTGAAGGAGTCTACGGAAAAGGCGTATGCCCTTCACGAGCAGTCTGATCTCGAAGGGAATGCCGACGAGTCTCCGCTGGGCGATGAGGAATCGACTCTCTTCAGCGATCTCCTTGGGCAGGAAGACCCCGATGCCGGGAAGAACATGCAGACCTACCCGCTGGGCGGCTCGCCGAATATCCGGGCCGAGAGCGCGGCGGTGTTGAACGTGTTTGTTCACGCCGACGGCGAGGGCTACCAGAAGCCGCTCAACGACGAGCCGTTTACCGATCTCCGCAAGGCCGAGATGTTTGCGGTCGAGCAGCAGGGAGAGCTGGCCGAAGACTTGGCGATCCTCGACGGGAAGAACCTCGTGAAGATCATCCGGGTCTCCGAGGTGGAGGAGGAGTATTTCGGCGATCTGCTTACCGAGGCCGACCGCCTGATCGAAGCGCAGATCACCGAGCAGGACGACGAAGACCCCCCGATGCGGAAGCGCAAGCGGGACGGTTCGTGCGTGAAGGAATCCGATGCGTCCGACGATATTGTCGATGCGGTGATGAATGACGAGGGGGTGTACCGTGCGTTTCAGCGGGCCGTCGGTCGGGCGACGAGCTGGAAGGACATGATGGATGTCGCCGAGATGGGGGCGCGGGTTGCGAAGGGCTGGAACAGCTCGTTCAAGTACAACCGTGGCGACTTGCAGGATGCGGCGGAAGAGCTCGTGACGATGGAGGAATCGGTATCCGAAGCGGGTACGCGAGGAGCGGGCGATGTCAGTCCGGTCGATTTCCTCGTCAGCAATGTCCGTGCGTCTTCTTCCTACGAAAA